ATGTCGCACGCTTACACGGATAAGTACGGCTACCCCATCAGCTCGGTTGAGGCGCTGCGGCGCCTCAACGCTAGGCGCCCCTACAGCGTCTACGTCGACGGCAAGTGGGTGCCGGTAACGCCGCTGCGTCGGCGAGCCGACGAGAGGATGTCCGCTAGCATAATTGCCTCGGCGAAGAAGGAGAGCCCCACCACATGACCTACGTTGTTTTTGATCTCGACGGAACGCTGGCCGACTGCCGGCATCGCGTCCACTTCGTGCGGGACGGCAACCGCGATTGGAAATCGTTCTTCGCCGCCTGCGTCGAGGATCTTCCCATCCGCACCACCATCGCCGCGCTCAACGCGCACTACGACGCCGGCCACCGCGTCGAGATATGGTCGGCGCGCTCCGACGAGGTCCGCAAGGAGACCATCGGGTGGCTGGTTGCGCAGAAGATCGACCCTGCGCTCCTCGCCCACATGCGCTCCGCTGGCGACTACACGCCGGATGTCGACCTCAAGCGGTCGTGGCTGCTCGCGCTCCATCCTGACGAGCGCCCCGACATCGTCTACGACGATCGGCAGCGCGTCGTAGATATGTGGCGCGATGAGGGCATCACCTGCTTCCATGTGGCGCCGGATTGGGAATCCGACAAGCGCATGATCGCGCCGATCTGCGATCCACTGCTCACCATCATGGTGGGGCCGAGCGGCGGCGGGAAGTCGAGTTGGTGTTACCATAACATCCCGGTCGACGAATACCTGTCCAGCGACGAGCTTCGCCTCGCCTACTGCGGCTCCGTGCAGGACCAGTCCCGCAACGACGACGTGTTCTACGCCCTGCACAAGCTCGCCAAGGCCCGTCTCGAGTGCGGGCTGCCGGTCACCATCGATGCGACCAACCTCCGGCGCAAAGACCGTCTGGCGTGCGTAGCACTGGCTCCGGCCGGCGTGGGCGTTCGGTACGTGGTCTGCAACCGGCCTATGGCAGAAAAGGTCCGCGATGCCGGGCGCCGGGCTGGCGTTGTGATGGCCGACGGCAAGTCGCTGATCGAAGCCCACGAGCAGCGGTTCCAGTCGCAGCTTCGCGAGATACTGCATGGCGACGGGCTGCCGCAGGTGACGGTGGTGGATGCGCGCACCAAGGAGGTGACGCAGGCGGTGCATGGAGACCCGTGCGCCTTCCTTGAGACGGTCACCGTCCCGTGGGGAGAGGCGGCATGAGCATTCGCTTGCGAACGGTCGGCGGCGTTCGTGTCGCGCTCTGCGCCTACGAGACGGATGAGGCGGCAGGCGACACCTATCTGGACGACGCTGACCACTACGCACTCGCCGCTAAGTTTCGGAGGGACTGGTGGCAGCAACGCAACGATTTCACATACCCAACGGAATGGGCAGTCATGGATACACAAAAGCTGCGAGACGCCACCACAAGGACCGATCTATGACCTACCCCACCATCCACCACATCGACGACGTCCTGCCGCACATCGCCGGCCGCTCCGAGTTCGTCGTCGCCGAGCGCGACGGCTACACGGCGATCGACTACAACTTCGCGCTCGCCGACACGTTTGACGATCCAATGCGTCTCGAGTGCCGCGGGATAAAGTTCGACGCCGACGGCAAGATCCTCGCGCGCCCGTTCCAGAAGTTCTTCAACATCGGCGAGCGGGAGGACACCCAGCCGCACCTGCTCGACTTCTCGCAGCCCCACGCCGTCACCTAGAAGCTCGACGGGTCGATGATCCACCCGGCAATCGTCAACGACGAGGTCGTGCTCATGACCCGCATGGGACGCACGGACGTCGCGATCAAGGCAGAGCGGCATCTCAACGAAGCGCTGCGCCGCGAGTGCCGGGTCGAGATTGAGGCCAACGTGACGCCGATCTTCGAGTTTACGGCGCCAGACAATCGAATCGTTGTGCGCTACGAACAGTCTGGCCTATCGCTTTTGGCGCTTCGCTGGAACAAGACGGGTGACTACCTCGACCGCGAGTACGCGGCAGCCGTAGCTCGCGCCATGGGCCTACCCCTCGTCACCCACCACCCATCCGACTGGAACAGCGGACAGGCGTTCCTCGACTACGCGCGCGCCGTCACCGGCCGCGAGGGCTTCGTGGTGCGCTTCGACAGCGGCCTGTGGGTCAAGGCGAAGGGCGAGGACTACGTGCTCAAGCACAAGGCCAAGGACTCAATCCTGCAGGAGAAGAACGTCCTGGCGCTCATCATCCGCGGCGAGCTCGACGACGTCCTGCCGCTGCTCGACGAGAGCGACCGTGAACACGTGGAGGCGTACCGCGACGATGTCAACGAAGGCATGGCTGCAGCCGCAATAGGCGTATCGGGCATCGTCACTGCCGGCCAGCACCTCGACCAGAAGTCGTTCGCAACCGAGCATATCGCCAAGTGCGCTCCGGCTTACCGCCATCTCGCGTTCATGGTCCGCGCAGGTACGCCGGCACTCGACGCCGTGCGCAGCACAATAGAGAAGAACCTGGGGAGCCAGTCAGCGGTCGACGCCGCCCGCCACCTACACGGGGCGCAATGGTCGCTATAAGCGTTCCGCAATTCCGTTATAACGGCCCGCCTCGCGCGGGCCTTGTTATGACTGCAGGAACTCGACGCACTCACGGTACGCAGCAGCAAACCCGTCGATGGTTGTCTCGCCGATAATCTCGGCGCCGTGCGGCCAGTCTGTGTACGAGAAATCTATGACAGGGTCGTCCAGCAACGGCTCAGCGGGCATAGACAGGAACACCGACGAAGGCCCGGCGTACCGCTTCTCGTGGATCATGAAATAGATGTTCGATCGCGGGTCCGTGTCCGCTTCGACGGCCAAGCCAATGGTGCCATCCGGCTCGACGCTCGCGAACACGTTGCTGGTTGGGGACAACACCAAGCACGACTTGGTGCCCCTAGCTGGATTCTCGACAGGATCCGCGATGGCCTGCGCCGCGGCTGGGGCGGCTGGCAACAAGAGGCACATGACGGCCAAGAGCGTGCGCATGGGCGGACAATAGGGCGCCGTCGGCGACTTGGCAACCGGCCGCCTACAGAGTCCATCTCTCTAGCGGAGGGTCCTCCGGCCACTCGCCGACGTCCGAAGACTCTGCGTCGTAGTTGCTCTCACAATCTTCGCAATCTGCGCCCCATAGGCACAGCCTCACGACATCCTCCGGAGACAACACTGCCTCCAGGAGGATGCCGCCGCGCTGCTCAGTCGTATGCGCGACCTCAACTATGTGCATGAGGATTGCCACTGCCTCCACGCGCGCTCTCTTGCGATGTGAGCACATGCCGTGAAGCCCGGTACGCGGTATTCCAGAGTGGTACATTTCCAAGCCCGCCAAGTGGCGACCACGCACCACAGTAGGACTTGTGCGTACTTCGTCCAGAGCGAAGGTTGAGTCAAATACCGATCAAACGATCTCAGCCACCCTCGAGCGCAGGTAGTGGATGGTCCCGCCGTTGTGCAGTACGACGTCCGGGTCTGTTGGTGGAGTCTCGGACGAGTGGCCATTGACCGGACCGAAGCCTGGTCGGTCCACCAGAACGACGATGCCGCCGCGAGCTCGGATGGCGGCGGCCTCGTTGGGGAAGCGGCAGTCGTCGACGACGTAGCGTTCGGTTGCGTCGAGGCCGGCAGCCCACAGATCCACCCATAGGTTGTCGCCGAAGAAGCCACGGCCCCACTCTGTGCCCAACCACTGCATAGCCTGGCGTGGTGTGCGCCCTTGCAGCAGATCGTCAGGAACCTCCTTGAGGTCGCCCTCAATTCGACGCTCGATCTCTAGGCGCGGCATTCCAGCCGAGTTGTAGAGGGCGCGCATCATCGACTTGAGCGGGCCGGCGAACTTGGTGCGACGGAAACCGAATTGGTCGACAAGCACTTCGGCCGCCGTCGACTTGCCCGCCCCACCGTAGCCCATCAGCCCGATGATACGCGGATGGCGCGCCAAGCCGTTGTCGTTGGCTGCCGGGGGTGGGGGCGGTGAGTAGGCAAAAGGGTGGCCCCGCCCAGCCTCGATCGACTCGCGTATCATCTGCGCGTTGTAGCTTTCCTTTGCGAGCATGCTCAGTGCCTCCTCGTCTCGATGAGCAACCAATAGGTCGCAAGGTATTCCGCCTTCGCCCGCTCCGGCGCCCAGAACTGCAACGTGACGCCTAGGGGTTCCAATCCAGGCCACCCGCCCTCGTAGTTGCCGGGGGCCATGTTTTGGGCGCGCTCGTCGGACAGAATGCTGTTGTCCGCGAATACGACAATCTCCGGCAGAAGCGGCGATAGCCCGAACTTCTCCGCGATCACCGCCCACAGCCGCTGCTCGGCCTCTTTGTAGCCGGGCAAGAACGGCTTCACCGGCCGCGGCACGTCGACGAGATATGCCTCCATGTCGTCGTGGTGCAGGGCGTGTTCCGCCTCCAGCGTCATCCCCTGTTCGATGAACCATCGAGCCATGAGAGTGGCGTGCTCTGCCACGCTATGGAAGCGCAAGCAGTGGCCCGCATAGCGGCACTGCATCGACAGGCTGTGGGCGATGTCGTTGATGTCGACCTCGTCGGCGCGCGGGTCCATCGGCCAGAACTGTCGCCCCGATGCGACCTGCATGAAATTGCCGATGCGGGTGGCGGGAGGCGGCGCGCCGCCCACCCATGTATTGTTGCGGAGTACGGGCTGGGAGGTCATCGTGGTGGGCTCCTCTGTGGTGGTGGTAGGTGTATTCAGGCGCTCTTTTGGTTGTCCCCGCCGGCGGGTGGCGCTGGAGCGTTATCGTTGGCCGCGGCCGGTACGCGCAGGGTTGGCTTGGCGGCTCGCCACTTGCCTTTCTGGAGTGTGACTAGGGTCCGCTTGCCGTTTGGGTACTGCACGATGTGCGTGACAGCCCATGAGCTCGGTCCTTTGTTGTAGCCGTGCCGCAGGTTCATGGCGCCGGCGCAATAGACGCCGTCCATGATTTCCGGGGAGTGCTTGTCGCCGATGCTCATTCGCCTGCCAATGCGAGCGAAACCGGAGATCGTGCCCTTTGCTCCGTTCGCTCCCCGGAAGCCGTGATTCCCGCACTCGATTCCGTCGATGAGGAACGACTGGCCATCATGGACCCATTCAATCCCGAGCAGGCCGGTGTCGTCTGCCCGTCGGGCCGCGTGCTCGAGAAGGGAGAACGTCGGCACCGGCAACCCGCCGTCGAGCGCGAGCGCTTGCTCCTCTCTGGACGCCATGTACGCGTCTTCAAGTTGCAAACCGTACCGAGCGTTGGCCCCGTCGTTGCGATACCTCCCCTCGCGAATGTATCGCTCGAGGCCGAGATCGTGGTTGCTCTCCACGACGACGGGCTTCGTGCCAGGACGGGCAACGCGACGGAGGAATGCCGCGACGTCAGCGACCTCCTGCATCACGCTGTCGCGGCCGCGGATGGTCATCTCGTAGAAGTGCGCATTATCGTTCACGTGGTGATGGCTGCGCGACTCGTTGTCGAACACGTCATGCACGAGCAAGTAGTCAGGTCGCAGGGTATCGATGAGGTTGTCACGATAGATCCAGCCGTCCTCCGTGCCGAAGCCGAAGGTCGCGAGCGCGTTGTGGTGGTCTAGCTTGCGCACATGCGCGTCAGCGCAGACCACCGCCCTTACCGGGTGGCCGGTGGTGACGACTCCACCCGACACGAAGACGTCCAGGTCGTAGAAACTCCCGTCGTCGGCGGCGCTGATCTGGCGCGGGAAAATATCACCCCAACTGTCGAACTCAATGAGCGTTGCGCCGATGATGTGGTGGAAGATCGACTTGATGCCTGCCTTGCGCGGGATGACCTTCGGCTGAGTGACGGCGCCGGTTGTCATCACCTGGTGCGCCTGCACGTTGGGGTCAGTCGACGGGACGCTCTTAAGTTGGAGTTTAGCGTGCGGGAACACCCCCCACCTGCCGCGGCTGTACGTCACGAGGTCTGAGATGGGACGGGCAGCGGTCGGCAGAGTGTTCATTTCGCCGCAGAAGACGAAGTTGTCGCCAATTGCCATCTGACCGAAGGCGATGTAGTTCTGGATTTCCTCGGCGTAGTCACGGGACTGCGGGTTGTTCTCGTTGAACCACGACGTCTCGTATGTCCACGGCCCAACAACAATCTCCGCACCGATATGGGCGGCGAACGCCCGGAGGTTCTCCCAGAAGGCAGGGTGGATCGGGGCGTCGTTCTGCGCGCCAGTGAACAGGAAGCGTCGGTCGCGCGCGTCGGTGATGGGGGCGACACGTAGGGTGTCCGACACCCATGTTTTTGGCGCCCGCTCTGACTCGACGTATTCACCGGCGTCTCGGTCGTACCGCAATCCGGTCTGCGCCTCGACGTGTACCGCCTCTGGGTTGACGACTGGATACCGAGTGCCTGTCATCATCTGCACAAGCCACTCTCGCATCGCGTCGGCGCGAGCGGTCGCATGCTCACCGGCGCTGCGGCTGTTGGCGGCTGTAACCAGCCCACGCTCCTCTGCCTGACGCATGTGTCGCTGCACTGTCTCTCGCGATACGCCAAGCGCCGCGGCCGTCAGCGTCTGTTTCCGGCCGTTTGCATCATACGCCGCGACAGTGGCGAGCAGCACCTCATCGGGGGTCTTGGGGGTCATTCGATCGCCTCGCTGCGCTTGCTGACAATAAAAAATGCCGGCAGCCCGAAGGCCGCCGGCGTGAACGATTACGCAAACACGAGATAGCCGACGGCCAACATGGTGACGACGACGATTGCGGCGACGAACCAGTCGGTGTCATCAAGCGGCACCTTGGGCGGTATGCTCTGCATAGAGGTCCTCTCCTATTAAGAGGAGATCATCGGAGCAGTGTTAATCCATATGCGTAAATATGCGTTTTGGACTTATGAACAAAAATCTACTGCGAGCGCGATCGGCCGGGCTTGCTTTCGGCAACACGATCAATGCGATCACTCACGCGATCAATGGTCTGCTTGATGTCGGATATCGCGCCCATGATCTGCTCAACGGCCTTGTCGAGGCCGGATTTCGGCAGGTAGGTTTCCGCGACATGCGTCTTATATGCGGCCAGTTCATCTTTCACCTTGGCTGCGCTTTCTATCTTCGCCTCGATCCTCCACCAGAGGCCAGCGATGAATCCGAACACCAGAATGAACCCGCCGATCATCTCCATAGTCAGGTTCATTTCGCGCGCTCCAGATTGGAGTTGAGTGGCGTCGGCGGCTGGCGTAGCGTCGGCATGGGGCCGTGCTCCTGTGCGTTCAGGGGGATGGTTCAAGGCCCGGCCGGCGTTCGCGCGTCGGTCGGGCCGCTGGCTTAGCGCGTGAAGATGCCTTTGAGCTTGCGCCGCTTGGGCACAGACTGGCGGCGCCGCGGCTTCGGCGGGGATGGGGCTGCATCAGCCCCCGTCACGTCGCCCACGAAGTCGTCATCCCGCGAGCGCCGGCCGAAGATGAAGCCGACAGCCCCGGAGAAGGCAGCAAGCCCACCCGGCCCCGCGAGACGCCAAGACACCCCGGCGCCGACGATGATGAAGGCCCACGGCCAGTAGGGCAGCAGCGGCCATACCCAATCCGGCACCCAGCCGAAGGCGATGGCGCCGGCACTGGCGGCAGCAGCGGCAATGGCGGCAGCTACAGCGCGCTTGATCACTTCATCGCCTCCGGATCGCCGGCCCTCACGGCCGGACGAGGGCGCATCCAGATGTTGAGGATGAATACGCCGGCGATGACGTACTTCTGGTAGCCGGCCGGGATCACGGCGAGGATTTCCGGCGCCGACAACAGGTCGGGCAGGAAGATCAGCAGGGCGCCACCGAGATTGACCACCCATGTGCGGAACCGCACGAGAAAGTCCCAGATCTTGTCGAGCATCAGAATATCCTTTCGATGATGGTCCCGAGCCACCCCCAGCCGGCCGCAATGGCCGCCCCGATGGCGCTGAGGGCGAGAACGATGAAGCCTACCCAGCCACGGACGTTGTCCTTGCCAGCAGGATCATCCGTACGGGGCAAGGCTGGCTCGGCTGGTGCGGTGGCAGGCGGGGCGGATGGCGCCTTCTGTGCGGCCGCGAGGGCGGCGAGGGTGACAGGCCCGGCATAGCCGTCCGGCTTCAGGTTGTGGGCGCGCTGAAATTCGAGCACGGCCGCCTCGGTCCCGTAGCCGAAGATGCCGTCGACGGCGCCGACATAGAGTCCGATGGCGGCAAGGTTCCGCTGCAGGTCTGCAACCGGCTCGCCGCGTTCACCGCGCACAAGAATGCCGTCTTTCAGCGGGTCCTTGGCGGCGCTGCCCAGCGTGTAGTCGCCGTGCTCCAGCAACTCGCCTTCCTCGCGTCGGCGGGTAACAAGGCCGGCCAGGCGCTTGCCCTTGGCGGTAATGCCGGTATTGCGCAGCCGCGCGGCCGCCGTGTGCAGATCGCCGTCACGGACAGCTGCAGCCCATTTCCAGTCGAGCGCGCCGGGGCCGAGGTTGTAGACCGGCGAGACCATGCCGTCGAAGACGTGCTGCGCAACCTTGGCGCCGAGGAAGCCGTTTACGGCCTTCCCATACTCCTTGACGCACAGGAAGGTGAGGCAGTCGTCGGCTTCCGCGCGGGTCATCTTGGCGCCCTTGGCGAATGCCTGCCCCGGCCGGTTCCTCGCCCACCAGTCACGGAAGGACTCCGACCGCCAGGTGAACCCCGTACCGATGGTGCCGACGCCCACCGGGTCCAGATACCAGTGGTCGACGAAGCCCTCGTGGTGGCGCACGAATGCGGCCCCAGGCTTGCTGAGGGTCATGGCCATATCCGGCCTCCTGATGATGGGGATGCAAAAAGCCCGCCGGTGGGGGGCGGGCTGGGGTCGTTAGGCTGCAGTGCCGGCGGCTGTTGTCAGTCGTTCAGCGGGAGCGAGCGCGGCCTACCCCCCTGCGCTCGCTCTTCCTCGTCGGGAATGAGGATAGGAGGGCTGACTGGACGGTTGAGCCGGACCGGACTAGGGTCTCCCCGCGATACCAGGGGGGCCGGGCATGATCGCTTCGTTCAGCAACAACTTCATCTTCATCAAGACACGCAAGACTGCCGGGACCAGTATCGAGATCGTCCTCAGCGCATGGTGCTCCGGTAGGGACATCTGCACGCCGATCAGCGAAGCGGACGAGGCTATGAGGGCAAACTACGGCGGATCGCCCATCAACTATTCTCGTGGGCTGATCGCCCGCCTGCTGCGCCGCCGCGACTTCTACAACCACATGCCGGCGACGGACGTCCGCGCGGCCCTGCCGGCGCTTTGGTCATCAGCGATCACCTTTGCTGTCGACCGACACCCCTATGAAAAGGTCGTGTCGCTTGCGTATTTCTATCTGGGTAGGAGCCATGGCATCGATAATGTCACCGACGAGTTGCTGTCAGAACAGATCTCGACGGTGGTCGGCACGAAGAAATATCTCAACTTCCCGCTCTATACGGAGAACGGCTCGGTGATCGTTGACGAGCTTGTGCCCTACGCAGCGGCGTGGAGACAGGTCGAGGACCTGGCACGGCGGATCGGTCGCGAAATGCCGACAAAACTGCCCCAGGCAAAGACGCAGTATCGGAAGGATCTCAGACCGGCCGAGGCGATCCTGTCCGATAGGCACATGCGGCAAATACGGCAGGATGCGGCCGCCGAATTTGACCTGTTCGGGTGGCCTGAGCATTCCACTACTGCCGGGATCAGCGGGCTAGGCTACGCTTCGATGTAGCAGATGCCTTGGCCCCGGATGGCTGTGCCGCCACCAGGTGCATTAACCGTGTGATCGGCTGGCGCAGCATTGTAGACTTTATAGCTCGCTCGCAAATGTAGTTCCCCGCCCGTGGCACCAGCATTGTCGGCGACTGCGCTGGCATCGGCGGCCGGCGAGAGTGTCGCGGCAAACAGCGCGAGTTGTGCTACCGCTTCAAGGGCGATGACAACAAGAGGCGCCTTGCCAGCGCTTGCCCCTGTGGTTTGCGCCGCGAGGTCCTCCCCACCATCATGAACAACCGACCCTTTTGCGTCCCTGTGGTTTGCCTCCGTGCCACCGCCCGAGAATGCAAGGCAGGCTGTCACCACGTCGCTTTCCGAGCTGAACAGTTGTTGCCCAGCGTCCCCAGCGCCGTCGAGCCGCTTGTAGATGATGCGCAGCGCATAGTTGTTGGACGATGGATTTGCGCGCGGGATAAATACTGCTTCTTTCCAGCCGTTCGCCAGCGCGGCAGCGGTGGGATCAGAGCTGGCCCTGCGCGCCCACCCACATGCAACAACGAGGTCGCCGCTGCCTGCACCCGTAGGGACGGCAGTCGCGTCCAAGGTGCTAGTCGTAGAGTCGATGAAGTCGACCGGGCGCGTCCCGTACGATGCCAAGAGCGCCATATGCGATACCCCGGCCATTACGACAGCCCCGCCCCGGATATCATCCACACGGTCGACTGCACCTTGATGGCCGTCGCGATGCCCTGGGCAGCGAGGGTGCGGGAGCCAGTGGTCCCGGCCCCGGCGAAGACCAGCGTATCGGTGTCGATTGCGATGGTGAGCGTATTGATCCGGTTCACGAAGGTGATCGCCGTCCCAACCGGGAAGGCGACGGCCGCATTGGCGGGGATGGTGAAGGTTCGAGGGTTGTTGTCCGTCGAGGGGTGCAGGACGTGCTTTTGCGCATCGCCGAGTACCAGCGTGTAGGCTGCGCTCTGGCTGGTCTGCGGCATGTTCGGCAGCACCGGCACGCCGCCCACCGCGAGCCCGGCAAATGATGGGCTGTCCGCGATGCCCAGCCCCGAAACGTCCGCCTGGGCGATGGCGAGCGCCGTCTTGAGCGCCGCCACGCTGATCGTCCCGGTGAGCCCGGCGACGGACTGCACCAGGTCGGTGGGGCTCAGCAGCTCCTTCCAGTCGGCCAGCGTCGAGGGGCTGTTCGTCGAGAGGATGAAGCACTTGTTGATGTCGCTGCGGATGGCAACGTCGCCCTTTTCAGCGACCAACGCCAGCATCGCCGCCTGGCTCGCCACCACGAAGGTATCCGTGATGGCCAGCGCAGGCAGCACCGCCGTGTCCAGCTTGCCGCTGCCGTCCAGGACCGGGATGTTGCCGGCGGCCGTGCCCGTATCCCCGGCAGCCGCCGTGCCCAGATCGCCTGGCTGCACCGCACTGTCGGCAAGCGCACCTTGGGCCGCCGTGGCGAAGTCCGCCGCTGACGTGCCGCTATCCTTGATCAGCTTGCCGGTTGCGAGGTCGAAAGCGGCGAAGTTCCCGTCGACGGCGCCGGCCGGCCCCACGACGTCGCCCGTGCCGGAGCCCGATGGGCCGCGCACGTCGATGCCATCGCCGATGAGGTCGACGAGGCCGGTCGCCCCCACATATTTGCCGGTGGCCGGCTTGGCGCCCTCGCCGCCGGTCCAGTCGACCACCTGCTGCACATAGCGGGCCCCATCGGCGACGATCGCCAGCACCGGCGTCCAGCCGTCATTGCCGGTCGCGCCGGTCGGCAGCACGAGGTTGAGCGTCTGGTTCGGCGCCGCGCCGGTGATCGTCGCATCTGCGGCGGCTCCGCCCGTGACGGTGCCAATAGCGAGGCTGTTGGCCGGGCCGGGGTCGCCCTGGATGCCTTGCGGCCCGACGATATTGGCAACCGCCGCACCCCATGCTCCGGCCGCCTTGGGGCCGTACACGTCGCCCGTCGTCGTATCGAGGTACATGTCGCCGTCGGCGCCGGTCGCGCCCGCCGGAGCGCCTGCAGCGGCCAGCCAAACGACATTGGTGCCGGTGTCGCCCTTGGCGCCCTCCATCGGCTGTCCGGCATCCCAATCGCCCGAGGTGGCGCTGAGCTTGGCATAGAGCGTCCAGGCCGTGGCGAGCGCCCCGTCGCCATTGAGCGACAGGAAGATGTACCCGGCCGGCTTGTCGTCATAGGCCGCCCGGTCGGCGAACAGGCCGAAGGCGTCGGGCTGGATGCCGAGGGCGTCCAATTGGCCCAACTGCTCGAGGTAGCGCCGCGTCTGTGCAGTGGAGCGCTCCACAGCGCCCACGAAGCGGACCTCGAAGGGTGCGCCCACCATGCTCGCCCCGGGCCAGCCCACCGCCAGTTCGCCTGTTCTGGCGGCATAGTCGACGCTGGCGATGCGCTGCGCCGGCACCAGCGGCTGAGCCGGGTCGCCATACAGGTCGCCCGCCATCACGACGGGGGACGCCTCAGACCCGAGCGAGACCGAGAAGGTGACGGTGGTTCCGCCGGCGGCGACTGAGGCGGTGCCAATGTCGTAGTAGGTCATTCTTGCCTCGACTGGTTAGGGGGCATTAGTGGAAGGAGGCGGCGACCGGGTGCGATGAAGTTACCGCCGCGCCTCAATGACGAAGATGGGGCCTTCCGGAGGCGCTTTCGGCGGCGCGGGTACATCGTCGGTAACCAGCCGATATCCGACGAGGTGGCCGATCATCACGCCCTCGTCATCGGCGATCTGGTGCTCCAACTCGCTCAGCGGGGAGACGGTCACAAACCGCCTGATCTCTCCGGTTGCCTTTTCGTAGATGGTGAACTGGTACATTGGCCTATTTCTTCGCGTAGCTCACGAGGAGGATCATCCCCGAGTAACTGCTCGTCGCAGTGATGTTCGTCCACATTTCGAGACGATAGGTGTAGCTGCCAGCGGCAGTCGGAATGTCGAGGCGCGATATGTTGAGCGGGGCGTCAACGGCACCGCCTGAACCCGACTGGATTCTTGCTCTGCCAATCTCCACTTCCACCCCAGTTGCGTTGTTCTTGCGATGGGCCACCGCAAGGAGTTCCCCCGGAGTTCCGGTCGCTGGGACGTGCCCATTGCCTTGGACGACAACCTGCACAACGCCGCTGACATAGGAGCTCAGCGTCACAGTGGCGTTACGAGGGGACTCGACGTACTGAAAGTTCGTGTCGTCAGACAGGGTGGTGGAGATGGTGACGGTGACCGCGCCCTCTGCCAGGTTGATCGTGTCGACCGCGAGGGTGCCGATTTTGGCATTGGTGATGGCGGCGTTAGCGATCTTCGCTTCTGTGATCGCTGCGCCGGCGATCTTGGCCGAGGTCACTGCAAGGTCGTCGATCTTGCCAGCCGTCACCGCAAGGTCCGCTATCTTGGCCGTCTCGATAGAGGCGTCCCCGATCCGGGCCTTGGCAATGGTCGTGGTCCCCGCCGCGAACAGCGCAGCAACGGTGCCCCCGCCATCCGTGGTGATGACGGTCTGGCCGGCATCCAGCACGATGCGGGAGACGCCAAGGTCGCTCACTTCCAGGTAGATGCCGGCGGAGGCGAAGGCGGCACCGTCGACCGACAGCTGCAGCGCCCAGCGTGCGGCCACGCCCGCGGGGGTGGCGACGGCCTCCCAGCGCACCAGCACCTCGGCCGTGCTGCCGCCCATGGCTGCGTACAGCGACGACAGCGCCGTCGCGATCGCCCCGCCCGGGCCGATGGCAGTCTCTATCACCTCATCGAAGCTGGCGCGCAGGTCGCCCATTTCGACAGCGATCTGCCGCGCCAATACCTGCCGCAAATTGTAGTTGGCCAGGCTCTCCTCTTCGAGGATCGTGCCGAGCCGCTTGAAGCCTTCGAGCGCCTGTCGGAGGCCGCCCTTGACCCAGTCGAGCTGCTGCACCACGTCCGCCGCGATGTCGGCCAGTTCGATGCTGATGTCCCTTGCGCCAAGCTTAACGTCGGGCGTCGTGACGGCGAGCCACGAAGACCACTCGGTGTCCCTGTTGCTGACAGGGACGTACTTGCCCCGCACCTCATAGGCGGTGTTCGGCAGGAACACGGGCGGCAGCGGCGCCGTCGACGCCGCCACATCGAGTATTTCGCCAGACGTGACGACGACGCCAGTGCTGGCCAGACGAACCTGATATGCGACGGCTCTGACGTCCGGCTGATCGCCATCCCATGAGATGCGGATAGATGGCCGGCGTTCCACACCGTCGTCGTCGAGTACAGCCTCGCCGACGACAGACCATGCGACCATCGGCTGCGGCGCGGGCAGAACCCGCGTAACCGGGCCATCGACCGGCGCTGTGTAGTCCGTGGCTTGGTCCCAGTCGTAGTCGACCGGGTCCACCTCGGTGATGTCGACCATCACGTCCAAGTCGCCGCGGTCGACAATGCCATCGACGCGGAACAGCTTGACGGCATAGCCGTTGCGATCGCTGGTCCAGTCGATGATGTCGCCGGGCTCGAGTGCGAACGCTTCCGGTGGCAGAACAAATGTATGCCTGCGTGCGCGGCGCGCCTCCGCAAGGGAGGACTTCATTAGCCGCTGCACCTGCCCCGGATACGGCACGAGATCCAGCGACACGTCGGCCATCAGGCGGCGGTTGCCGTCAAGCGCCTCGTACGAGGCATTGTAGAGCGGCGGCGCAACCTTCTGGTTCCAGCCTTCGGCCGGTGACGGATGGCTGGCCGAAATGCCGTTGATCGTGTCGGCAAGACCGAAGAACGGCGTGAATGTCTGCTCGTCGGTCGAGATGATGTCGTCGTCGCTGAACGAGAACACCGACGCACCGGGTTCTCCGACATGGACCTTGTAGACTCCACCAATCTCGGCGAGACGCCCTTGGCAAGTGGTCAGTATCGCCTCAAGGGCATCGGCTATGGGCGCGCCAACTGTGATCTCGCCGCCAGAGCGGTACGTGGCCTCTGCGCCCTGCGGGCCAGTTACCGTCGCGCGGCACTTCTCGATCTGCGCGATCCAGTGGGCGTTCGGCAGGCGCGCGGACGGGAGATTTTGCAGGCCGTAAAGCCAAGCGCCGCCATAGGTGACGCCGCGCAGCAGGTTGTACATCTGGACAACGGGCAGATGGTCGCCGTCGCCGCCCCATGTTGAGGGATCGGCCCACCGCTGCACACCGACACCACCAGCCGTCGTGTCCTTGCTCGGGTCGTAAAGTTTGGCGCCGTTGAGGGCGAACTTGAACTGCGGGAAGCCGGTGAACAACGTCTCGTTAACGCGCGCCGTCACGATCGCATAAGCGCAACCAACGCCAACCCTGGTGGAGGCGTAGGGGCGCTCCACGGAGGCCACGGTGTCGGCGAGGAACGCGTCGGCTGTCGTTTGCGTGCCGTCGTAGAACTTCACCCAGAGGTGGTCGACGCCGTCTTTGCTGTATTCGACGACAGGGTAGCCATAACTTGCGTGCAGGGCGGCATCGAGCGTAACGAGCTCGCCATTGACCCAAACCTGCGCCAACCCGCTGACGGGGTAATCGGACAGGCAAATGACCTGCGTCAGGTAGGCATTGTCCGCCTGGTTGGCTGCGCCCCATGTGTTCGCATAGACGAGCGAACCGGCAGTTGCGCCATAGCCGAACATGATGCTGCGCGGCAGCGTACCGCCGGCCTGGAGGCGCCCCTGCACACCGAAGCCGGGCTTGTCCGAGTTCTTGCCGGACACAGACTGGGCGATAAGGTTGACGGCAATCCCGGCAGCGACCTGGAGTGCTGCAGCAGTCGCAAGCGCGGCGAACGTACCGGCGCCAAAAATTGCCGCCCCGATCGCGGTAAAGACAGCCATCGATTACACCTGGGATTCTGGCGCCGGCCTACGGCTGCAGCGCCTTGATAAAATGTGTCTCTGCCTGCGAGTAGCCGCGGCGCTCGTAGATGAGTGATGCGCGGAGGAACGCAGCGAGCGAGGCGACGCCGACGAAGGCACATCGCCTCTCCGCCGCCCATGCCTCGTAGGCATCGAGCATGCCGCCAGACATTCCTCGATGTTCCGGCGCTACCCACCACGCCAACTCCTGCGCGATGCGGAATGGGCCGAGAGGACTGTTGCCGCTGGTGGCCAGCAGTACGCCTACGGCGGCCCCGTCGACGTCGAGGATGAACGCTGCCTTATCCGGTTGTTCGCAGTGCGCCTGAAACAGCCCTGCGGCCCACGGGGCGCTAAATGGGAACGGCATGGCGCTCGCGGTGTGGAAGTTGCGCAGCAGCCCGACGACGTTGGCGCGGTCGGTGATCTTGCCGCGGCGGACTACAGGAAGCCGAGGAAGTTGTTCCACCCGAACAGCCCCTTCTTCTGCGTCTCGATCTTGCCATCCGACGCGCCCCACTTGATGTCCCAATCTGCAACGACCGTAGCGTCGACGAAGAAATCGTCGGTGGCCGAGCGTTGTTTTTGGCTCTCGTGGGATCGGGTGTCCGGGTTGGAGCGCAGCATCTCCTGAGTGTGCGAAGCGCAGGTCAGGATGACCGCGCCCTCCTCATTTTCCGAGGCGGTTCGTATCTCGACTTCATCGGCGAAGCCGACAAAGCGCGGTACGGCCGGCGCGACCAGAAGCCGTGTGTCCGGGTCGAACATCCCACGGAATATTTCGACACGCGCCTGGCGCACGTCGTATGTTCTGATCAGCGCCTCGACGCGGTCATCGACCTGCGACATGGTTATGGTGACGCGCTGCACCGTCACGTTGCTGACGAGCGGTATGTCGCTGACTTGCACCAGCGTACCGCTGCCGTAGAACGTGCGCGAGACGGCCATCCCTGTATCTGGGTCGATCACTTCGGCGGTGACGTTCCCGACGTCTGACCACATGCCGTCCGTGACGGGGGCGCCGGTGCTGCGATCGCGCGCGACGATCCACAGGAAGTCACGCGCAACGAGTGCGCGGGCAGCGAGGGCCGTTGTGACGTTGGCTTCGAGCGATCGGGCCATGGTTCCTCTCGGTCTAAATGTACTGCGTGGCCTCGAAGGCAATCTCGCCGCGCCCGACCCGATTGACTGACTTTGCCAGCGTGCCTTGGTCGATCGTCATTAGACAGAACGGTCGCTTCACGCTGACCACGTCATTTACGGCGAGTCCGACCGGCAGGTGCGGACGAACTTCAAACTCAGAGGTGGTTCCGGTTCCATCGGCCGTCGCCGCCTCCATCACCTGGAATAGTTGGTACTTATCGGCCGAGTAGTTAACTGAGATGAAATCCCCCACGCTTAGCGTGTAACCAACCGGAAGCAGGTCAAGTTTCAGGGACTTGTTGCTCGCGCCGACGGTGTGGACTATTGCGCTAGCACCATCGAACGAAGCCCCGGTTGGCCACGACCCGTTCGGATAGAGAATGGGGAATGACCGGAAGGACGGGGAGCCCTTGAACGTTTTCTCGCCGCCGTCCGTCGAGAGCAGCCGAGCGTACCAGTAGTCCAGCACGCTCGGCTTCATTTCACGCGACGTGTAGGTGGCCCGCCATAGCGGCGTTCCCATATCCTTGACCCTGGTGGCGCCGCTCGCCTGACGCGAGATTTCCTTACGCCAGAGTAGGTCGAACACGTTGGTGCCCGGCCAGTCGGCGATGTCGAGCGGGAAGGTTAGTGCCATGCGGCGCCTCTACAGGTTGCGGGTCTTCTTGGCCTCGCGCACAGCCTTGACCACTTGCGCAGGAAGTTCCGCCCGAGACTTTGCGAGCGCCGTCTCGAGCCGGACGATGGCCGCCTGGTCGGCGCCCGTCGCGTCGACGGGCTGGTTGACGTTCACCGTGATGCCCCCGCCAGTGCCACCATGCGGCATACGCAGATCGACCGGAATTCGGCGCCCGTCGGGAAGCGGGACTGCGGCTTCGGGGCCGGCCTCACCGAAGATGGCTGCCGTCTTTGAAATCCCGCCGCTGGCGAACTTCCGCGGCCGGCCATGGGCGGCGACACCACCGTCCGCAAACCCGAACGCATTGCCGAGCAGCCCAAACGGGTTCGACCCAGAGCCAGTGCCGAAGATGGCATTGAGGCCCATGTCAATGAGCTTGTTGCCAATGTTAGACAGCGCATTGCCGAGGGCTTCCGCAGCGGACTTGCCTTGCAGCAGGTCGCTGATAAACCCCTGCGTGACGTCGCGCATTGTGGCAAAGGCGTCGATCGCCTTGTCGCGTATCTCGCCCTGCGCCTCGGCCAGTTTCTTGGCCTCGACGCCGGCCCCGGCGTAGGACTCAGCCAACATGGCGACTGCAGCACGCAACTGCGGCGTGATCTCAAGCCCCGCCTCATGGGCGGCGGCCAGCAGTTCGGTCTCGGCCTTGGCGCGCTCGACGGCGAACCCATAGTCGTTGATCAGCGGGTTGAGGCCGGCTTGAGCCGCAGTCTCGGCTTGGAGCGCTGCGGTGCGCTTCAGGATGGACTCGGTAGCCTTCTCGTATTCGTTCTTCTTGTCTTTGGAACCGGAACCGCCCCCTCCGCCTGGCAGTTTGCCGCCGCCAGCGCTGTCGCCCGTGCCTTCCGGAGTTAGCCGGATGTTGTCGATCTCCGCCAACTGGCGGCGGAAGTCTGCCACGCGCTGCTTGGCGGCCTCCAACCTGGCCCTCGCCTCACTGGTAGCGGCGTCGCGGATCGCGCTCGTCGTCGCGATCGCTGGCGCTTGCCCGGAAGCGCCGGGGCCAATCATCGTGGCCGCGCCGGACTCGAAATTCTGCGCCCCTAGATCGGCTCTGGCCTCGGCGGCTTCGAGTTGTGCCGAAGCTTCGGCCAGCGCGGCGTCGGCAGCCGCCAACTGGAGCGCGATCTGCTTCTGCAGCGCCTTGCGGTACTTGTCCGAAGACTCCCGCGCGAGATCCAGTTTGCTCTGGTTCTCGACGAGCGCCTCGCTGTGCGCGTCTGCCGCCCGCTGCGCGTCAAACTGGGCGTTATACAGCAGCACCATAGCCGCCGCGGCGGCACCTGCCAGCAGCCCAATCGGGCCGAGCGCGGCGGTGAACGTCACAGCCGTAAGCGTGCCGGCGCGCAGGGCCGTCAGAAACGCACCCAGCGCAACTGTAGCGGCGCCGATGCCGCCTACGATGGCCTTGCCAGCGAACGCCCCCGCCAGGATCGCGGAGAACTGCACAACGGTGTTGGAGATGTCCTTGAAATTGTCGGCGACGTAGTTGAGAGCCTCGATCAGGCCCTGCGTCGCGCCCTCCGCCTGCCCAGCTGTGCCCACATAGGCTATGAACTCGTTTTCGATGCGCGTGAACGCATCCTGAATCGTGCTCTGGGTACGGGCGAAGGCAGCGTCGATGCCCTCACCGCCAGCCAGGATGGCCTTGAACACGCGGGCGGAAGTAACCTCGCCCTCGGCGCCGAGTTTCTTGAGTTCGCCGATAGTCACGCCGAATTCGTCGGCGATTGCCTGCGCCAGCAGCGGAGCATTCTCGCGAATGGACCGCAGTTCGTCGCCCTGCAGGAAGCCAGACCCGATGGCCTGTCCCAACTGGATAAGTCCCGCCGCCTGCTCCTGCGCCGATGCGCCACCGGCCTTGAACGACCTCGACACAATATCAGCCGCTCGGGCGACTTCTAACTCGGTGGCGGCAACGCCAGGTGACACGCGCAACAGGCGTGAATAGAGGTCGACGTACTCAGCAAACTCGACACGAGCGCCGTTGGCGCTCGTCTTCAACTCGTCGAGGCTGCGCCCCTCAATACCAGCGACCTGAGAAGCTGCGGCAACCTTGTTCGACGCCTCCGTCCAAGCATCCGAAAAGCGGACGATCTCGCGCACGCCAAGCGTGCCAACAACAGGGGCGATAAAACCCTGCAGCCTACCAAGCGACCCACGAACGGAAGCATTCAACTTCTCGAACGACGCGGCATTGCGCGCGTTCATCTGCTCAAATCGGCGCTCTGTAGCCGCGGCGAACCGATCTATATTACGGTTGACTTGTACGAGGGAGTTCTGGAGCTTTTTTGACTGTGCTTCTAGGACAATTACTAGCTTAGTGGCGTCAGTTGCCATGTAATTGTCCTATCTATACTTGCGCGGGTTCGGCCTTAGCCGAACCCTTCAATGCCTAGTTCTGCCGCTTCTTCGTCAGACATCGCTGGTGGCTTGTCTTCAGCGCCGTGGGCCGCTTTCCAGCCGTCAACAGCCGCCTGAAACTCCCACAGGGTACAGGTGCCGACCTCCCGCGGAGACATGCCCATCACGGCGCCTATTCCGTAGAACCGGCTCCAGCGCCACTTTCCGCGGGGAAGGTCGGGGTCGCTGTTGCCGCCTCCCCCGTCGCTTCCCCCACGCGGTCGTCCCCGTGGTCGTAAAGGGCCGCCATGAGAATTGCCTGCGCGGTGAGCACAGACAGCGACAGCGGTCGATCTTCGACGTACTGCTGGACCTTCTTGCGGGCGGCGTCCTTGGACATCCCGCCGCCCTCGATCCCGTAGCGAATGGTCGACACGACATCGTCCACGCGCCACTGCTGGTTGGCGAGCCGCGCGAGTATCCACATAGGGCCGGCATCGCAACGCTGCTCGAGCGCGCGCAGGAGGTCGATGGTGAGGAGGAACGAGTCCTCACCCCCGGCCCATGTGAGGTCTATGGCGCGCATCTAGACTACGCCTTGGCCGTCCTGGTGGGCACCCCGTCGAACTGGATGTCGAGCTCGGCAGTGACCTTCGAGCCCCTGTCGCCCTGGTTGTTGACCGACACGAGATAGGCGGGGCCGGATTCGTACTCGGTGTCGCCGCTTTCGGCGTTAACGTGCTGGATGCGGACGTTCTTCGTGGCGCCGCCGTACCACCAATCGAGGATATTCTCGTGGCTCTCTTTCGACCAGACGCCGGTGCCGGAGATGGTCACCTCGGACGACTGCACGGCACGCTCCACGGCCGCGGGCAAGGACTCATCGTCGCAATCCGGCACTTCCGTAGTGCTCATGTTGTGCGAACGGTTGATGCCGCGGCCGGTGAGCCCGCACACGCGGGCGTAGGTGCCGGACGAGGCGACCCATTCGACTTCGAGGACGAACTTGTCAAAAGTGGCGGTAGTAGCCCGAGCCATGCGGGGTTCTCCTGTGAGAAAAACCCCGCTCGATGGCGGGGCTTATGTGGTGGGGATGGTGGTGGTTACTTGCGCTTACGGCGCTTACGCGGTGCCGTGTCGGACGTCATGGTGACGCGCGTTGCGGCGCCCGCCGCCACCGCGGCATCCACAAAGTCGTGGACACGCGATTGCGGTTCCGTGCTGGGCTTGGCATTGAATGAGAAGCGAGACCTAGGTCTCGACCAGTTGAATTCTCGATGGAAGACCGCCCATCCCATCTGCTCATCCATCGTGAGATTCGATGCTCGCCGTGAACTGCATCGCCCCGTGAGTTGTGAGGCCGTCCGGGTCGGTCATGATGCGCTGTAGCGTTAGACGAACCTCGACAAGCGCGTTTGTGGTTAGTTCGAGCGCGGCCAGGTGCAGCGCCTTCTTGACGGCGGCGCAGACGTTCTTGCAGTGGACCCGCCCGACGGCGCGGGACCAAATGTCCAGTTGGAAATTGTGTTCCTCGCCCTCGATGCACTCCGGATCTTCCGGAACCATGTCGGATGGACCGAAAGAGATATAGGCGAGTTTGGTGCCCCATGGGTTGTCGGGGACGCGATCGTAGACCCCGTCCACGAGCGCCATGACACCCGCGTCAGCCTTGAGGGTGGTGTAGAGCAGCCGCTGCAGTTCCTCGCCGGGGGTCATTTGACTGCCTTTGCAACGGCGCGCTTCACGGCTACCGTCGCACGTCGCTTAACGGACGACTTAGTGTGGCGATACGCCGGGAAGAAAAACGGCTGGGCCAGCATGTCTTGAGTTCCCAGCTCCTGGGCCATGGCGTAGTCGTAAAGCGGCGCCTTGCTGGTGTTCCGCACCGGCTTCATGGTGGTCGGGCCGCCGGCCTTGACGATCACCCCGATGCCGCCTCGATTGAACGGCTCAACGCGGATGGAGGCGCGCAGCGTTCCTTCCTTGACCGGCACCAGCGACCTCTGACGATCGGCGAGTTTCTCGCCCGACTCGTTCATAGCCTGCTGAAGTTCCTGCCGGGCGGCGACTGGCAGTTCCTTGAGCACTGCACGCAAGCGTTGCCGCCCCAGCAGTGCCTTGCCTTTCAGGACCGCCATGCTCCTTACCCTTCCGTGTCTGCCACGCCCTCGGAGATGAGCATGTCGATGTAGTCCCTGCGCGATCGCGGAACGTGCGTAATAATCGCGTACGTCTGCCCCGTGCGCGTATCCAGGCAGCGCCAGGATGGCGTCACAGCCGCACTGGCGGCGCTGTAGCGGACGGTGAGCAGATAGGGCTGCTTGCCCTCGAGGCGCGACGCCTGCACGGCCTCACCTCCGCGCAGCGCCATTCTGGCTGCTGCCGCGGTGAATTGCGACTGCCACGAGCCAACGGTATTGCCTGCGCCGTCATCAACCTCGACACGCTTCTCGAAAGCGAAACGTTCTCGGAGGGGGCCGGCGCCTGTCTTTGTCTCTGGACGAAAGGCGCCGGTAGCCATTTACACCAGGACCACGTTCGGCGCCTGAATGTTGACGTTCAGGACGCTCGTCGAAACACCCATGCCGATGATCGCCGGATAGTCACCTGGCGCGACGTCGGCCACCGGACAGATGCCCCCCGGAGTGCCAGATAGGTAATAGGCCACACCAGCCGCAACCGTCGCGCCGATGGTCACCGGCCCGGATTTCACGATGGAGAGCGGCTGGCCAGCCGCAGCATCGTTCAGGGCGATGCCGCGAGGTTTGCGCGCCGCAGCGGTCGCGGAGTCGGTGTCGCAGAGTTGGTACTTGCCAGTCGTGGCTTCGTCCAGGTAGACAACCTGCCCTGCGGTGATTGCGGCGCCGGCGGTTCCATGCTCAACGACGGCGCCGACGCCGGCAACGACCGACGTGGCGGTGATAACGAGGTCAGTCAATGACGACTCCTATTGTGGGGGATGGTGGCGCGGCGACTAGCGCCGGAAATTGCAGAGCAGATTGTCGAACGTCGTCCGATCGCCGATTGGCGTCGGCTCCCTCTGCTCGTAGGATTCGGAGATATTGAGGATGACCGCCTGCATCACCGCAGGCGGCACGGTCGCGTACCCGACGACGGCCGTGAGCGTGATTCTCGACCCCGGAAGAATGGCCGGCCACTGCTGCCCGTACTTGAGAACGATGGACGCCTCCAGGCCATCGGCTCTAAGTTCGTACACCGTATCGGCCAACGTCTGCTCGGCGCCCGCGGTGTCGGTGTAGACAATCGACGTGACCGACTGGACTGGAGCGTCCGGAAGCCACGCCATGTCGGAGAATGCGTCGCACTTGGCCGTCACCGTTTCGGTAGCGAGCCTTATGCCGCAGTATTTCTCCACATGGTTTCTGGACGCCTCGATCAGGCGCTCGATCAGTTCGTTGTCGTCATCGAAATCAACCCGCAACTGCGCCTTGGCGGTCGCCAAATCGATCGGCTCAGACGCCGCCGCCACCGTGACTGTCGACGGATACCACATGGACATTCCTCTTGGGGCGCGAGCGCCTCTCGGCGGGAGGTGCGGCGGTCGCGTGCTCGATCTTCTGCTCTGCGACCGGCACCGCGAACCCCGCATTGATGATGCGCACGGCCTCATCCTGCGGGAAGTCGCGCTCATCCCCAGGCCCGAGCGAATACTCGGACCCAGAGAGGCCGACCAACATGCGGATTAGCATTACGGGCCGGTCGAGATGGTCAGAACGCCGACGTTGCTGTAGAGAGCGCCGACCTTTGCCGGGTCAACTGTCGGAATGCCGGTGACAATGATGTCGCCGTCGGCGTCGATGGTGAACGTGGTGTCACCCCGCTTGATCACGGCGCCTGGCGCCGCAACTTCGCGGTCGCCGCCCGCATCCTTATAGATTTTGGTGTTGTAACTCATGCTGTTCTCCGGAGGTGGGGAGGGGCGGCCTCACGACCGCCCCAACTGATTACGCCTGAGCGAGGTGCTTGACCGCGGCAGTGTCGGAGAGCTCGCCGTCGAAGCGGATCAGCCCGGCAATGCCGAGGTCCGGCCAGAAACGCTCGCGGAGGACCCCGATAGTCGGGGTGCCGACCTTGCGGACGAAATACTTGCCGAAGTCGCCGAACAGCATCGTCTTGGCGCCGGCACCAAGGTTCGCCATGACCTGGTTGATGCTGTAGCGGTAACCCAGGATGGTGCCCGGAACGCCCTTCTGAACGTCACCGGCCGTCCAGATGTAGTTGCCGGCGCCGTCCTTCAGCTTGCGGATTGCCGCCAGCGTCAGGTCGTTGAACATGAACCGCACCTTGGGCGCGGAACGGTAGGCCGGGTCGACAGAGTGGACCAGGTCGATGATCTCGTCGTAGGTTACGGCTGCAGCCGCCGCCGCGGTCTTGCCGAGCGTAGAGGCGGTCACGATGCCGTTCGGGTCATCGACGCCGTCGGCGGTGGTGAGTTCGGTGTTCGCGATGCGGCCGAGACGCTCGCCGAGCAGATCGCCGAGAAGGGATTCCATCGAGAAGATGGAGTCCTGCGCCAGTTCCATGGAGAACCGGACGAACTCGGTGTCGTAGGCGTACGCACCCAGATCCTTTTGCCCGAAGGTGACGTCCTTGCCGCCATCGTCAGTGAGTGCCGTAGCCTCGGTGTGCTTGCCGGCGGTCACCGCAGTGTCGTCGACCGTCGGAATCTTGATGACATTGCCGCTCGTGGTCGAAATGACCGTGCAGATGTCCTCGTCGTACATCGGACCCCACGCCTTCATCGACTTGACGATGAAGTTGGCGAGCTCGGTCGGGACGGTGTAGCCGCCGGCCGTGCCAGCGCCGCCCGTGGTCGTCTGCGCGCGGAACTCCTTGGCCGACTGAACGCCAGCTTTCAGAACCGAGCGCTCCTCGGTGGAAAGCTCGTCCAGCGAAGCGCCGGAGGCGAGATACTTGTAGAACACCTCGCGGTATTCCGGGGGCGCGCCCTCGTCGCGGGCATCGGCCTCGACGTTCGTGCCGGTCGGGCGCTGCTTACTGCGCTCCTCTTCGGCGCGGTCTGCGAGACGCTTTTCGGCGTCAGCGACACGCTGCTCACGCGCGATCATGGCTTCGACCTTGTCGAATTCGGCCATGATGGTGTCGTGGCGAGTATCGAGTTCTGCGGAACGGGCTTCGTCGGTATTGGCCTTGATCTCGTCAAGGGCCTCGCGAGCGTCATGGACGAGCTTCTCGCGGCGTTCCTGAAGTTCCTTCAGGCTCATTGTGGTGGTCTCCAAATGAAAAAGGCCCGCTAGATGCGAGCCTGTATGGTGGGGTGGTGGGTGGGATTGGCAGGACTGCCGTCCGGCCCTCCGGCGTGCGCCGGGTGACTACAGCCGCTAGGGCTGACTACGGAGCGTCCTGCCGGATGCCCCGAATTCTCTGCTCCTGCCGCGCCTCGCGCTCGGCGATGCGCCGACGGGCCGCAGCAGCGTTTTCCTGCTTGCGCTTCTCCTCGGCCTGCGCTGACTCCGCCTCGGCGCGGGCGCTCTCGAGGGAGCGCAGTCCTATATCCGTGCCCTCATAGGCCGGCGTGGTAACAACAGAAACGTCGTGCAGAGATGCCTTTTTGATAGTGCGCAATGGGGGGTCTTGTTCTTCGTCCCACTCCTGCACTTCAGCCAGGAACGCAAATGACATTTTATCTAGGTCACCGCGCTTCATTTTACCGACGATCGACCGTACATCCGGATCATCCGGATCAAGCGACGTCTCCATTTTCAAGCCGTGGCTGTCTTCGGTCAGCGTGAGTGTGCCAGAGCGGGTTCGAGCTAGAGGCAAGCCCTCGTGGTTGATGAGAAAAACTACATCATCTCGACCAATTGCATCACGGAATGCACCCGGCTCAATCACCTCGCGAAAATAGCCACCTATGTCAGCGACTTGGCCAAAGACAGCCGCGTATCCGCTAACTTTAACGCCGTCTGCGTCTGCGCGGATCTCCGCGGGAATGCCACCGCGACGCTCGAGATTGGTTGTCATGCGGCTTGTTCCAATTCGTTGCCGAAGTTCAGGTAACAGTCTCTCCCCCATGCAGCGAGCGCTGCCGAGTCGTAAGCGCGAGCGGCGTCCTCTGGAGATGGGAAGGTGCCGAGGTGGGAAGTCACGCCGTCGGCCTTAATTGTGGCCTGCCACTTTCTGCCACACGCATGAATGCCCTTGAAGCCGCCATTCCGGGGCGGTCGGAGCTGGGCTATTTTTCGCATGGCCTCAGATATTTTGAGTCGAGATTCCTCGCCCATTACCTTGCCGCGGTGCGCAGCGCCAATTCTTTCGCGAACCTCTGGCGTGACCAGCGCCTTCTGAATTGCCGATAGCCTCAGCCTGTGCTCCGGTGTCATTGCTGCTGAGGCCGCAGCAGCCATCTTAGCTCTGGTCTCGGCGGTTGGAGAAAACCCGACTGTCCCGTCTCCCCCATCTGTCGAGTTTACCAATCGGGCTCCACCCTCTCGATAGGACGCGATCAGATCAACCTCCTTAGACTTAGCCTCTTGCTCCGTAAGGCCGTCCATTAGGGGCGTCATCACCACATCGGCGCCTTCGCGCCTAACTGCACCGATCCAGTTTGTTCTGTGATTTTGACGTCTGTCACTCAGATGTCTCGCCATCCTGCGAGCCGGGGTGGTACTCGTGATGCCAACATATCGTACGTCAGATGGTGAACGGCTGTCCGCAAGCGTGTACACCGTCCAACTTTTTTCAGTCATTCGGCGTTCGCCTCGTCGTCATCGTTGTCGGTGGACGGGGCCGGCGCTCCATCCTGTTGCTTCTCCTGCGGCTCCGGAGGCTGCGATCCAAGGGGCACTGTGGCCCCTTGGATGAGCAGATCGTCTCCGTGCGGCAGGGCCGGCCGGTTCTCCTTGGCGCGAACCTCGTTCGGGGTCATCTGCGCCGTCTGGATCGCCCTGGCGTACCCCTCGGTGCGGCTCTTGAAGTCGCCACGCATCAGCCCGTCGAGGTTGTGCTCGATGTACCGGCTGCCGCGGTCGCGCCCGAACACCTTCAGGTTGAGTTCGTCCTCGAACGCCTCCGTCCACTGCCCGATCAAGTGCTTGACCAGATGCAGATCCTGCTGCTCGGCGTTGTTGAGCGTGGCGCGGGTCAAGTCCTGCAAGAAGATCGGCGGCAACTGGTAGGCTCGCGCGATTTCCTCGATCTGAAACCGACGCGCGTCGGTCATCTGACTCTTTTCGGGGTCCAGCCCAACCGCCTTGAGTTCATAGCCGGGCGGGATGGCGAACACCGCCTCGCCGGCGTTTTTGGCGCCGTCGACGGAGCGCTTGATGTCCGCCTGCGCCCGCTTCATCGCCTCCGGGCTGGCCGGAAGCGGCCCCGTAAGGGCCAACGGCGGCACGCCGCCACCGGCGAAGAAGTTGCTGGCATAATCGTTCATGGCGAGGGCCAACTGGATGGCCTTGGCCGCCAGCGTGACGGGGCCATAGTGGCTGATGCCGTCCGGCTTCAGCATGAACGGGACGTCAATCACGTCCTCGGCTGCGTACGTCTTGCTCTCGTGCGCGTAGGTTACCCGACCAGCGGTGCGCTTGATCGTCGTCTTGGTGGGGTCGAGCGGCCACATGGCCTCGACGCCACTAGAACTGCGCTCGATCCACGCCAGCCCGCGCCCGCCGGTGAACACCTGCTGCCAGAAATACTGGCGGAACTTGAAGCTCCCCATGCCGGGGTTCGGGGCGTCGTGAACGACCGTTCCCAGCCGCCCGCCAACCTTAACCGCGTTGCCCTGCCTGTCCCGTCGATACGGGTGGAGCGGCAGGGCGGCCAGCGTGCGCGACAGGAACGCCACGGCCGCCGACACAGCCGGCACCGTGAGCGCGCTATCGATGGTGACGGCAGGAACGTTGCCATTATTGACCCCGAAGAACGCCAGAAAGTTCTCGGCGCTCACCGGGATCGTCGGATTCTCGATAGACGCCCTGGCCTCTGCCGCCTGCGATCGCGCCAGTTCGACAGAGAACTTCATTCAATCATCCAATCGGTGTTATGCCGCCAGAAGCGAAAACTCCGGATCGTCCCACGGGGAGGACGCCGGGGTTGGCTTGGCCAACCCGTCTAGCGCCGCCCCTACAGCCATGGCGGCAGCGACCGCAGGGTCAATGCGCACCGTCGCCTTCTTCTTGGAGAACCACTGGTTTCCTAGTAGCGGGTCTGTTTCCATCGACACGCCCATAAGGGCAGTCAACGTCACGGGACTGCGCCGAATGCGGATGCGATCTTCAAGAATGAGCGCCTCGATCGCAGCCACCGAGCCTGGCATCCAGAGCCCCTGCGGGGGCTCCAATCCAAGCGCCTTGGCCTCGTCGACCTTCTCCTGCTGCGGTCTGGCCCGGCGCTTTCCGCCCTGCGGATGCGCCACCTGCGCGATCTCGACGCCGAAGTTGTCGAGTTCCTCTGCGAACTTGTCGTAGGCATAGCGGTCGTACGCCAGCACACCGATGCCGTGCTCGGTGTTAAGCCTCGCAAACAGCGCCGCAACGTGGTCGTATCGAACCCGCGATCCTTCCGGGGCGTGCAGGTACGGTTGGCCGGTATTCTCGCCGGTGGCGTTCTTATGGAACGACTCCGCCCACAGCCGATACGGCACATGGTCGACTTTGGAACGTTCGTCCATCGTGTCGCGCGGGGTCCACGCCTCGACCCAAAGGTCGTAGGTCGGCAAGTCCGCTTCCTCGCCGTCGGCGCGTCTGACACGCCTGGTGCCGGTCTCGATAATGAAGGCCGCAGCCGTGAGATCCTTTGCCCCCGAGAGGTCGAGCCCGGCCGCGGTGATCTCTTTGCCGGCGTGCTCCACATAGGGGTCGAAGTCCGCCATCACCTTTTCGAGAAGCGGGCGCGGTATCCATGCTTCGTCGCTTTCGGTCCACACACAGAAGTGCAGCCGAAGGATATTGTTGCGCTTCGACGGGATGTCGCGCGCCTGGGCGACGACACCCTCGATATACTCGTACTTGAGCGTGACGCCGAGGAGCGGATTGGCCTTGATCCAGCACGACGGGTCCGTAAAGGGATCGTCGTCCTTGTCTAGGGCGCAAACGTAGCTGAACGTCTCGTCACTCGACCCGAACACCTCACCAACGTAGGTGAAGTCCTCGTCAGGCGTCTCCGTGCCGGCAGCCACCTTGACTGCCCACTCGTGCTCCGCCCAGCACACGCTGTTGCGGTCAGAGCCGGAGTTCGTGATCATGAGCAGGAGCGGCTGATCGCGGAACTTGAAGCCGCGCTCGAGCATCTCGATTACCCGGCTGTCCGGGTGCTCATGGATTTCATCGCAGAGGGCGACATACGGGCGCGGGCCGCTGTGCGCTCCCTCGCGGGAAATGGGCCGGAAGAACGACCGCGTCCGCAGGTCACTGAGGTTCCATATCGGATTACCGCCAGAGGGCGTTAGCCGCGCTTTCAACGCCGGCGACTGGTCGTACATCGCGACCGCGTCGCGATAGAGGACCATGGCCTGCGCCTTGTCCTTCCCGGCGGCGTAGATTTCCGCGGCGGACTCGCCGTCGGCGGTCATGCAGTAGAGCCCTACCGCGCCGGCGCCGGGGCTTTTTCCGTTCCCCTTGGCTTCTTCGATGTAGGCACGACGAAACCGGCGAACGACCTTCCCCTCGTCGTTGGTCCGCTTCCAACCAAATATCGAGCCGTACTTGAAAGCCTGACTCGAATGCAGGATGAACGGCTTGCCCTCGAACTGCCCACCGTTGAGGCGGAGCACGTCGCGACAGAAGCCGATAAACCTATTGGCGGCGTCGACGTCCCAGATTAGCCCGCGCTCAGGGCCATGCGCCAGGTCGTCGAGATGCCGGCGGCAGGCGTTGCGAACATGCGGGCCGGCGACTATCTCGCCGGCGACGACAGCTTTGGCGTAGTCCGTGACCGGGTCAGGTGAAGTAGTCTTCCGCTGGGTCTCTGCCTTCGTCACCTGGCATCGCTCCTGCCTTCGATGCGTCGGCCGGCGTAGCCCCCATCTGCCCAAGGCATTGTCGCAGGAGGTTGAGGGCCTGCACCCCGACTTCACCGCCAGCCATCAACCGTCCGCGAATGGTGGCTGCGATTTCGACGAGCGATCGGTGCGAACTGTTGAGCCACGGAATCTCGTCGCGGATGATCGCCCAGGCCGTGGCTGCCTTGCTGCTGTCGGTGTCCTTCATCCACTTCGGAGGATCACCGAGCGGCTCCTTGACAACCGGTTCATTCCGGCCCTCGAAGCGGGCCGGGTTCACTTTGTCGCGGCCCGTCGCCCTGGCTTTCGCCTTTGGCGTGCGGGGTCTTGGCATTTCCCGCTCCTATCTCATCGCCCGCACCATCGGGATCACGTTGGTGAGCTCGCTGACGGTGATGTCGCGCATGGGCACGATGATCGTCACGCCCATGCCGATGTCGTTGAACGACGTGATGTCCTTGACGATCGCGCCTGCGATCGGCGACCCGTCGACGACGGCGTGCAGCTTGCCGAGATGGTCACGCTGCAGTTCAAGTTTGCTCATGCCTGCCGCGCCTCCTCTGCGCTCAGATTGGCCAGCCATCAGGCCCAAACTGAATGACCCGCTTTCCGTGGTCCTCGAGTTGCCCCTGGCTGTTATGGTGGGGGGCGCACAACCCCTCGAATGGCCCGCCCCAGAATTTCTCAAGATCGCCCTTATGGGGATCGATGTGGTGGACCACCGTCGCCGGCTCGACGATGCCAGATGTCAGGCACCTGCCGCATAGCGGGTGTTCCGCAAGGAACGCGATGCGAAGGTTGCGCCAACGTTCCGTGCCGTAGAGGTGCTTCCATGCGTCCTGCGGGCGTGCATCCTGGGCGCGTGTGTCGTCAGGCACCCGCAGGCAACCTGATGTCGACGGCGCGTTCATCCATGCCTTCGACGAACGGACGCTCGATCTCTCGCGGTAGCTTGATGTCAGTCATCCGCCATATCCTTCCATTACCAAATCCGGCGCCCACCCACCCATTGCGCCGCGGAGGCGGGCCAGGATGCGATCGAGCAGGGTCATCTCAGCGCCCCGAAAGCAATGCCGCCGACCCACGCTGCGCCGACCACCCAGAACGCCGCCATATCGGCGAAGAAGGACACGACACCGAGGATGGTGGCGATAGCGATGAAGCCGAATGCGGCCCTGCCGATGAAGTCCAGCATGGTTGCGAAATCCATCACTCGTCCTCCACCAGCTTGTCGGCGAGCACGAAGGTGCGAAGGGTGAGTGTGGACAGTGCCATGGGTAGTCTCCTCGTGGTGGTAAGGGCTGGCCATGCCCGTGCAGCGCCGCCCAAGGCGTCACTAGTCGGGTGTCTCGAATGCAGTTGCGGATGGCCAGTGTGGGGTGCCCCATACGGGGGCGAATACCAACCGTGCGGAAACCGTCTCTGGGCCTGCCCCATTGCTCCCGCCGCACGGCGGGCCGCAGCGATCCAGCAACGGCTGGCACGTAGTTGCTGCGGTTCTTCCAACGGATGCCCGTTCGGGCAAATCTGATGGCGAGCTCAACGCCGATGCCATTTCCGGCTTCAGACGGAGCTCGCCGACCACCAAGTCGCTGGAGGAGACAGCGCCACGGTGATTGGGTAGACCAACGTCGGACGTCACAGGCCGCACTGCGCTCAGGTCGCGACCCCAAGCCGGATATCGTTGGTCGTTCGTTACGCGGCCTCCGCCGCAATCTTGTGGTTGTCGTTGGCCGCGCGACATACGTGCAATGCAATTTGCTTGCCGTGTCTATCAAGCGCGCCACCAGCGTGGACTAGCCCAGCGTTCTTCGCCGCCACATGGAACGGCACGGCACCATCGACGCCGAGCGCCACCAGTAGCGCCTTGTCGCGAGCCCATGTCCGCGGCGCGTCCTTGTCGAGGTAGATGCCGGCCTTGAACGCGCGGCTGCGATCACCATCCCCGCTAGCAGCGGCCGTGTCGCTCGTCTGCCGCGCCGGAACCATGGCATCCAGGCGTTCCAGATCAGGGGCGCGCATCCGCTTGCCGCCGATCACTGCCAGTTTGCTCACGGCCGCCTCCACAAAAACAACGCCCGCACACCTTCCGGTGCCGGGCGTAAAAATCGACTATGCAATACTATCGACATATTGCCGGTTCGCTGTCAAGCGGAAATTCGCATAAAGACGCATAATTTTTCACGAGCCACTGCGGATGGCGGCGGCGATGGCCGTACCAAGTTCGAAGTGGAATGCGTCTTTCGCGTAGGTTCGTTCAGCCACCGTCGCGCACCGCTCGCGCTCTGACATGATGGCGCGAGCCGTGATGCCTGTCATCTTGCCAACCCATGACGGCTGAACAGAGCCAACAGCGTAGCCGTGCGCCGCATAGGCAGCAGCCAGCACATCCGCAGGAATGTCGTCCATCTCACTCACCTCACCAGCCCGTACCGCCGCGCCAGGACGTCCAGCCCCAGCCGCAACCTGTCGGTGGCCACAGCCCGCCTCTGGCTTGCGCCGGTCCATCCGAGATCCGCGCCCGCCGCCTCGAGCGATTGCTCCTCCAGCACGACGCGATCGACGACCTGGCCGAGCGCGCCAAGATCGGTTCGCGCGCGGCGCCACCGCTGTGCGGCGCCCACCCTGTAGTCGCTCTCGGTTTTGGGACTGTGCCCATCCACCATCGGCCTGCCGTAGTCCACGGCTCCTAGCGGGGCCATCCCCGCGGCATACCAGTCTGCGTAGTACCTCTCGGCGGCATCAAGCTGCGCATCCGTCAGCCGCCCATCCTTGTGCATTCGTCTGACCGGCGAGTCCTGCATCGTGTGGGTGCCGGTCTTGCGATCCACCACGAAGTTATCGTTGGCCGCCCTGAGCCGCTCTGGCGTTGGCACGACCGCCTCGTCGTCAAAGCTGAACTTCGGCATAGCGGGCTTGGTTTTCGCCTTCATGGGTGTTCCCGAGTTCGAGTTAGTCTACGTCCGGCACCACCAGACACGAATATCCAAGACGTGTTGCCGGCCATACGTCAAGGACGAAATGCGAGAATATGCGCAGGTGGCCAAATTGGTGGGAAAATCCCACTAATGGGGGCTGGCCGCCCATCCGGGGCTCCGGCTGTCCCAATTGTGGCAATTTATAGGCACCCAGTTTTACCCTTCTGCCCACTCACCTCCCCCCCTTCCCCCAACCCCCACCCCCTATAGGGGGTGTTGGGGGTGGTGGGGAGGATGCCTCGGAGAGGTCGTTTCGACCCCTGTTTCCCACCACCTTTGTGTTCGGGAAGTGTTCGGGGTGTGGCGAAATTATGGCAAACGAGGGGCGATGCGTTTCGACGAAAAACGAGAGAAAATCCAGCAAGTTAACGCTCAGTTATGCACATTTGCCCCAACATCTGAATTGCAGCGCTGCACGCAGAGGGGGGCGCGCGGTGTGCGGTCCTGTAGGTCAGTGCTGTTGACCTACCCCCTACCTACTATATGTAGTGCCTGTTATGTGATGGGCAGACTAGATGTAGTGTGCCAGGCGATGCATGCGAGCATGACGCCATTCTAACAAATCGCATGTTTGTAGAATTACATTCCAAGGGGCAATTTGTCCCGCCAGCCCCGCATGCGGGTGTGTGTGGGGAAATTGTGCATAAGTCTGAAATGCTCAAAACGAGCCAATCGACGCAAAATGTTTGCTTTGGCAAATAGCCGGTCGCCAGTAGGGCAAACATGCCGGCCGGCATGGCGAACTGCGGCATGGGCGGCCTGGCCGGAGCCGGCCTGGCTCGATCGCATTTGGCCGGCATGGCGCTGACAAGGCGAGCGCATGCGACTGGGCGAGCCTAAGCGCATGCCGCTAGGCGCCTGCAACGGCCGTCCCCATGGCGCATGCCACCTAGCGGGCGGATGGCCGGCAATCGCCTAGCGGCCGCTTGTGGTGGCCATGGCGCGAGCCTAGCTGCTCGAGGCAATGCGCCATAGGTGGCGCACTAGACGCAATGGCAGGCGCAAGGCGCCAGATATGGCGCAAAAGAAAACGGCGCCCGAAGGCGCCTAGTTGGGAGGTAACAGGGGAAGGTGGTTAGAGCTGAATTTCGCTGTAAGAAATTTGAACCACCATTGTGGTTGTGGGGTGAATGCTGGCAACCACAGATCTATCCGGGCTCACCCAATTGCCGTTTTTGATGCGGCGGAAGTCAGATTTGCGCAGGTGGTCAACGGCTTCAGTCTGTGAGTTAAAATGAATGATCATTTCGTTTTTCTCCCGTTTCGATGGCCAATATATAGGCCATCGCCCGAGTCGCGTCAACAACAAAATGCGAAATAATGCGCGCGCCGAAACGGCCGCTTGTGGCGGCCGCTTGGCTTGTGGTGGATGGATGACGCGCGCCTATTTCTGCCGGCGCCATGTCCGATAATCGTTGACGGACTCGAACGCGATAAACCCGCCGGAGACGGCCGCGATAACGGCCGCCCATGGCGCGCGGCGCCTGGCAGTAGACCGCGATTTGCACTCAATGAATGTTTGCCTCATGTCGGACTCCTCTTGTGTGGTGGTGGTGGCGATACTGCTACAGCACGCCTAGCGCATGCAAGACGGCCGATACGACGCACAAGGCGCAAAAGGCCGCGGTCAAGTGATAGGCGGTCACGGGAGGGCACGCGAAACGGCCGCGAGTCGGCCGCCCTCGAGCCAATCGCCGCGCTCGGAGATGAATTCGGAATAGAGCGACTCCCAGTCGTCGCCGGCCAGAAGGAATCCGTCCGAGTCGTCGTTCGGATCCCACAACACCCATTCGCCTGGAAATGCGCTAGCGCGCGCCTTCAATTCGTCGCCGGCATCGGCTTCAAAGTCGCCGCGCCTATCCAGCGCATAGCCGTTGTGCTCGAGCTTGCCTTTCGCCGCTCGCAGTCGTTCGCCTTGATGGCTGGCAAATTCTCCGGCGGCCGCCTCATTGATCGTTTTCATAATCGACTCCTCTTGCGTGGTGGTGGTGGTGTGATGGTGGTGACTGGCATAACGCCATAAAGCCGGCCGATTGCGCGGCCGGCCGAAAGCGTTAGGTGGTGCGGAAGAAATAGAGCTCGCCGAATTCGCCGTCGCGATAGGCGGACCAATCGCCGCTTATCTCCCAGTCTCGAGCAAGCGAGTCCCAGTCAATATGGCCTTCCAGCCATGCAGGAACGGCCGACATGTCGAAACAATCGTCCGCCCGTTCCTGAACAAAATCTTTCCAGGTTTCGGCCGTGCCATCATATTGATCGGAAATGAAATCTTCCGGATCTTCGGCGCCGGCATCGTTCATTGCCTCAATGAGAACGGCCGCCGGAATTCCGGCATCATCTGCCGCTTCCACAATGGCGACGCGGCGCGCCACCTCCTCGAGGCCGGCATATTCGCCAATGTCGCCGAGTCCTTCCGAGTCGTGAATTGCCCATTCTTCGGCGGAAGGGAAGGGTTTGCCTTGCAGCTTTTCCATATGATCGCAGGCCGGGCATTCCATTGACTCGGGGAAGCCCTCGCCAGCGCCGCGCGTATAGGTATGGCCGGCGCCGCATGCGTCGCAATGGTAGTTGGCGCGCGTCACGTTGGGCTCCGGCGACGCGGCGAGCATGGCGTTTATTTCCGCCTGCATTGCGTCGACGTCCGTGGTGGCGTCAATCCATAGGCCATGCAAGCGGCCGGCGTTGTAGCTGGCAAGACAAGCGGCATAGATGCGCGGGTTTGTGGTGGTGGTCATAGTGGACTCCTCTGGTGGTGGTGTTGCGCGCCGTGGTGCGGCGCCGTGATGGTTAGTGGGAAAGCGAAATGTAGAGCCGGCCGTTATGCGGAAATAGATTGCCGGCGCACGTGCCTTGCTCGGCGAGCTTTTCCGCCTCATCCCAGTCAATGGCGCCGACTCCATCGCCGGGCGCCAGAGACTGCAATTCGCGCAAATCGCCGGCCGCGTATTGAAGCGTAAGCGCTTCAATTTCGATGGCTGACATAGCCTGCGCATGGTCGCGCGCCTTGTCCAATTGGTCGCGCCTCAAAAGGCGCCTTGCGCCTTCTTTGGCATTGTCCCAGGTGAACCGCGCGGCGCCATGGCCGAGCTCGGCGATAGAGCCGCTAATCATGGCCGGCTCGAGCGTGGTTATCAGGCGCGTTACGTCAACTTCCAACATTTCCGACTCCTTGTGGTGGCGCGGTGCGATGGCCTATCTATTGGCCATCACGGCTTCACGTCAAGCGCGAAATGCGCCTATATGTATCTATGGTGTTGACACAAGCGCGCGTTGGCCAATAGATAGGCCATTGAGAACGCGAATTGAGGAGTCGAGCAGATGGACATTAGGGCAAAGATTGAAGCGCGCATCGCCGCCGAGCATGCCAAGCCCGACACCCACGTTGGAGTCGTTACGTTCACGGATGGCACGGATTGGCGCCAGCCGTGCAAGAGCGCTGCAGCGGCGGAAAATTTCGTTAGCAGCTATCGCCGCTTGATTGGCACGCATGAATTCATCAGCCGCAAGACTGGCCAAAAAATCCGCGTCGCTAGCGTCGCTGTGGTGGCGCTGGCAATCGGCGACTAACCACCACCACCACAAAAAAGGAACATCGCAGATGGAACGCAAGACATGCACCGGCGAGAGATATACCGGCGAATGGCAATCGCTTTCGGCTCTGCCAAAGTGGCACGGCAAGTTTGGCCACCTGAATGCCTATCGTCTTGACCACGAAGACCCGTGCACTGGGTTCGGCCGGCACGATCGTGTGGTTGCGTTCGTTCCAGACGCGGAGGGTCTTTATTGCCGCGTTGACCACGTCTGGAGTCTCGGAATGCCCACCGAACGCCAGATTTTGGCAGTCGCGAAGCATGACAACGGCACGCGCGGCAAGTGGCGCCTAGACCGAATTGAGCCGTGGGACAACGGCAAGTCTACCGACTGCCATTTTGTGCGCGTGACATGAAAACCGAGCGGCCGCAGGGCACGGCCGCTCCCTTGCATGCCCACCACCACCACCACAGCCGCGCAAGCGGCGCCACCACCACCACAAGGAGTCTTGATATGCAAACGGAATTGGACATGTCGCGCTTGCCGCTCGGGCTGCGGCACGACTCATATTTCGAGAGAACCGGAAAGCTCGGGCCGAAGATCGACGTCTATTTTGTGACGGACGAACGGCCGCTTTCGCTCACCTATAAGCATTCGACAAACTGGCACAAGACGTGCCGAGAGGCGATCGCCGCGGCCGCGCGGCACTATGGATTGCCGCGCCATACCTTGCGCGCATATTTCTACCGGGGGCGCTGATCATGGCGAAAGCAACGCACAGAATCCGCCGCTGCGGTGGCAACAAAGACGCGTGGTGCCTTATCGCTTTGCGCGATGATGGCAGCGAGATTGACAACTATGGGGGGTACACCACGTCCCTTAGCCTCGACTCGCTCTTGAAGCGTGCCGGCGGGTTACTGCCCGCGCCCGGTGACACAATCGAGCTTGTCTATTATCCGGCCTAGCCGCGGCGCCCTATCAGCGGCGCCCTATCAGGCGCCGTCAATAGAACGCCACCACCCACCACGCCACCACGGAGTCCAGCAAATGAACGTCTACATGTACGCGGCCGCGCTCTATTGCGCCGATTGCGGCGAGTCCATCCGCCAAACGCTTGACCGTGAAGGCAAGCGGCCGGCCGATCCTGGCGACGAGTCCAGCTATGACTCGGACCAATATCCCAAAGGTCCGTTCGGCGATGGCGGCGGCGAGTCGGACTCGCCTTGCCACTGCGGCGCATGCGGCCGCTTTCTCGAGAATCCGTTGACGCCTGATGGCGTCGACTATGTGCGCGACGCGATCGCAAGCGGCGATGGCGCGCCGGATGTTCTGGCCACCTGGCGCGCGTTCTATGGCGCCGAGATTGAGCACGCTTGAACCAATATCGCGGCGCCGCGGGCCGGCGCCGTTCCTATTGGCTCAACCTGGCAAGAGGAGGGACGTTGACTAGCACAAGCGGCCGCGCATGCAAGGCGGTCGGATCTACCGGGCGCCACGAGTCCAAAGCGTGGCGCCCGTCCCACGCCACCACAAGCCTAACCACCACAAGGAGTCCACTATGCCCACAATCGCCGAATTCCTGGCCGGCCATCCGCTCGCCTATCGTTCATTCGATGGCGTCGCCGTGGTCGCCACCTATCACAAGGCCGGCCGCGACGCGATCGGCCACCTGGCCATCTGTGACGCGCAAGGCCGGCGCCTGGCGTCGCCAGTAATGGGCGAACATGGCGCGGCGCAATTCCATGGCAGCATTGCCGCGGATCCGGCCGCGCGGCCGCTCGAGCTCGCCTAGCATCTAGGCGCCACCACGGCCGCCGGCCTAACCGCCTGGCGGCCGTTTGCTATGGCGCGGCCGCTCGAGCGCTCGAGCTCGGCGGATGGCGGCCGGCCGCTATGTCGCAATTTTTCTGTGTCGCAGAATCTCAAAACAGCTTTGACACTTAAAATTTCTCTGTGTCGAAAAATCTCAAAACAGCTTCGACACTTGAATTTTTCGCTTCGACTGTGTATCAAAACCCCTTCGACACTTGAAATTTTCTGTGTCGCAAAATCTCAAAAGAGCTTCGACACTTGAGTTTTACACGTCCTCTACACTGCCTCGGGTTCTGCATTTTGCTTATTATCATTCGCCGCCAACCACCCGCACACCAGCCCCACCGCGGCAGCAGCAGCCTCCTCCTCTGTGGAGGCGCGGACCACCTCGACGGTGTGACCGATCGCGCGCAGGGCGTCGTGCCGCTCGACCTGTGCCGGCGACAAGCGCCCTTTGGCAGTTTTGTTCTCGATGAACGCGCACCGCCCGCCAGGCAGGAAGATGGTGAGATCCGGGTGCCCCGCGGTTAGTCCGGTTGCCTTCGCCTTTACCTGCTCCTGCGGCCCGCGGCGCCCTGCCTCCATGCCACCAACCAATAGGAATTGTCTGCCGTAGGTGGGCAGGGCGCGCAGTGACCGAATTTGGGCGGCTTGTAAGCGCCACTCGAGCACCGGCGCCTCGACAAGCGTTGTTTTTACGACGCGGCTGCCGTTTGGCAGGGTCGTCGTGGTGCATTTGAGGCGGGTGCGGGTCAAGGTTCGAGCGCCTTGTCGATCATGGCTTGCCATGCCTCCGTCATGGCCCACGATGTTACGCCGTCGCCGTCCACCTCGTCTGTGGTCGCCATCCCTCGACGCACCACCTCCGCAGCCGGCTCCCGCATGGCCTCGATGGCAGCGCGGGCGAGGTCGCGGCACACGTCCACCCCCAAAGCCTGCGTCCGCATATGCGACCCCGGCTCTCTCCCAGCCGTTGGGGAACGGTCGCGGATCGCCCTCGCCACTCGCTCGATCATCTCGCTTGCCATCGTCACCACCCGTAGTCCTTCCCGTCGTTCACGTCGCGGAAGTTGACGCTTTCCGAGTAGTAGCCATTACTCGATCCGTACCAGCGGATGTCGACGTAACCCTTGCCGGTGGCGAGCTTGTAGAACGTCCATGTCGAGGATTCGTCGGTGTACTCATGGTCACCATACTTTTCGGTCTTCGGACTCTCCGTGTCGCTCGACTCCTCGGCCACCAGTACCGGCGAGCCGATAAGGTCAGCGAGGTCGCCGTTGATGTCCTCGATCGATACGCTCTCGCAGCAATCCTGCGAATGGTACATCAAGTATTCGCCGCCGTCGGCGGTCTTGAACCTGATCTCGTCCTTCACGTCGTTCACTTCGACGGCGGTCAACGTCTTGCCGATCAGCGTCTCGAACTTTGCCATTTGTGGTGCTCCGTGGTGGTGTGGCGGGCTACCCACCCATCCCACCAGCGTTAACACCTGTTCGTCAAGTATGCGCATACATGCGCCCCACACCATGCGGCGCTAATGCTGTGCCCGCTCCATGAATTCTAAAAGCCGACACGCAAGTTCGATGTACTTCGGCACCTCGCGTGCGCCCGTCAACCTGGGGCGCAAGCTCTCGCGGTTCCAGCCCAGCAACTCCGCCGCCTCGCGCTCGGAGAGCCGGTCCTTTCCGCGCATCCGGCCCATGCGTTTCATCCAGGCGTTCAGGTCTTCTTTGGTCATGGTCATGGTGGTGATTCCGTGTGGTGGTGTGGCCAATATATAGGCCAGAGAGGCGCGGGTGGCAATCGCATAAATAGGTGTTGACTCCAACCTGCAGGCGCATATAGTCGCATTTATCCACCACCCACCACCACGAAGGAGTCCACCATGACCATCGCTTTCGCCCCATACTGGCGCGGTCTGTCCGACGACTACCTCGACCACGCCGGCCGCGCGATCCGCGCGCACTGCTACAACGATGCCATCGACAGCCTGAAGCGCGCCCTGAGCTGCGCCAATCGCGCCAAGGATCTCAACCGCGCGGGCCGGTGCTGTGCTGCCATTCGCCGCCTGCAGTGGCTCATGTCGAAGATCCCTGCGGCACCGGCGCCGTGGCAGGAGGTGGCGTGATGGGCACGAGCAAGCACACGACCGAACGCTGGGTCTACGGTCAGGACTGGGCGCAGCGCAAGACGGGCAGCGCACATTGGTCCATTGGGCTCGACCGCGATCCGCTGGACCCGGCCGGGGTAACCGGGTGCAGCCCTGACCGGGAGAGCGACGACTACATGCTTATGACCGGCATCTGCGGCGAGGACCGCGCCCGCCTGATCGCCGCCGCGCCGGAACTGCTCTATGCCGCCAAGATCGGTCTCGAGGTGGCCGAAAAATGGATCCGCGATCAATTGGACGGCACCAGCGAACTCGACGATGCGCTTTCCGCCCTAGCGCCCGTCCGCGCCGCTCTCGCCAAGGCTGAGGGCGCGTAGCCAACTAGCAGTTACCACGCCCGGACCTTCCTCCGCCAAGACCGATACGGCGGAATCGCAGCAGCGGTTCCCTCTCGCGCAAGCGTAGGGCAAACCTCTCCGGGGACGTGGGTCATGACAGGGGAAAATCGCTGCACTCGGTAGACTAAAGGGGCGCCATCTCAGTGGCGCCCCTACTTCTTTATGCGTCAGGCGGCATAAAGGTGAGTTATACGGTGTAGCGCATAATCGGCGCCCGATCTTACCCTTTGCGTATCCCAAAGACGGGAAAGTGAGGCTCAATTGTCTTCGCTATTTGCTGCTCTACTAAGAGTACCACTTGCCCACAGCGTCGTATGCGGCTGCGATGTCGTGATACCCAAGCCTGCGCACGACATCAGAGAGTAGGCCGTCGGCCTCGATATGTGCAGCCTCGAAGTCACTTTTGGCCGCAAGCTCACGCAGTCGGTCCAACACGTCCTTGCGTTCGTCGTCGGTAATGTCGGTCATATATCCTCTCCTTCTGTTCGCTTTGCCACCCTAACCACCTTCACCATTCTGCCTGCGTGCCTGGGGTCGTCAGCATCCTCGACAACCAAGACGCCGGACTCGATCCACGCGCGCACCATGTTCGCCACCCTTACCTTCTCTGGCGACTTCGACCTCGACACAGGCAGGTCGATCCCGAGCGCCGCCGCGACGGTGTAGCCCACCCACTGTTCGGACTGATCCGACAGGCGACATTCGGTGTTGGCGACGCGCACCTTCATCAGTGCAATGCCATCCTCTGGCACGGCGGCGGCGATCTCCTCCTTGCCCGGCCACTCCCACTCGACGACCACGCCGGCGAAGTCCTGCGGCGCCTGCAGGCCGCGTCCGTTGCCGATCGGCACGCTCTCGAGGCGTCGCCATTCAGCTTCAGCAGAGATGGGCGCCAGGTTCGCCTTGCCGCGCTGCACGTTGAAGGTACGCATGCGCTCGTCGGCGCTCACACCAGCTTTGGCAGCCTGATCCTCTGTCATCCGGTTCAGCACTCTGGCCGAGCGGACAGCGGCCAGCAGGGCGCTCGCACCGCGGCCGTCGTCTACCGTGATTTCTCTGCCCTCGGTCTTCTTGACGTGGTGGATGACCTCGATCGCCGCGTCGGTGTCGTCTGCGATCTGGCTCCACAGCTTCGCCACCCTGTCGATAGCGCCGTTGTCGTTCTCGGCGACGGCATGGCTGGAGACGAACGGATCGATGATCAGCACGTCGATACCGTTGCTGCGCATCGTATCCATGACCTGGTTCACCACCGGCGTGGCAATGATGGTGCGGTTGCGATCGTCGTGGGCGATGACGATGCCGCGCTCGCGGCCGGTGTCAATGAATAGCCGGTCGCCGATCTCGTCGGGCTTGATGTTGTAGTGGATGCAGGCGGCCGCGATTCTGCGTTCGAGCTCGTCGCGGGGATCTTCACCATTGTACAGCCAGCAGCGCAACGGCTTCACCGGCTTCACGCCGCCGAGCAGCGCGCGGCCGGTGACCATGGAGAGCGCCTCGACGATGGCGAGTGACGACTTGCCAACGCCGCCTGGCGCCACTGTTACAGACAGGTAACGGCGGATCAGGTGGGTCCCGAACACGAACTCGCGCCGCGGCAGGCTCGACGGGTCCTTCCACTCGAACGGCGTGGCGCGGATGGTTTTGTCTTCGAGGGGGCGTGTAGTAGCGCGGTCGCTATCCGCGATTGTGTCCACGTTAGTGAACACGCCGGCATCTTCGCTCGCCACGGTCTGTGTCTGGCCCTCCAGCACCTTCGCGATCAGTTTGGAAGCCAGCCGGGCGCCCTCCGCAGCCATGCCGTCGTCGGCCTGCTGAGGGATGGCGCGGGGCTGTGCTGCGCCAGAGTCTAGACCCGACTTGATGGTTTGCCGGGCGGCGCGCTCACCATCCTTGGCTGTGTAGCCGCAAGCAGTGGCCGCAGCATACAACCGCGCCTCGGCTTCGTGGCGCTGGAGGACGCCGGCACCGACAAAGGTTCCCAAGGCGAACGCAGCATCGTTGAGCGCGCCGTTCCGGCCGGCGCGCGTCGAAGCCAGCCGGCCGAGTTCGCTGGCGACCGCGGCCTCGACGTAGGAGGTGCTGGGGGCGCCGGCTGTGGCAACAGGTGGCGTGTAGGCTGGTTTCTTGATGATGTCGATCAGCCACTCGGGGGCGTCGGCGATGGGGGCTGCAGGGTCGGGGCAGTCGTAGAACTCGCCGGTGCCCATGACAGAGCCGGGTGCCAGGACGTAGCCGCCGTCGCCGCGAATGTCGCAAGCTGGGGCGAACCTGCCGCGGTTGCCGATGCCGTCCACATGCTTGAACAGGAGGTGCTTGCCGCCGCTCGGCGTGAGCACCGTACGGGTGGGCGGCAGCGGTTCGTGGGTGGCCTCGAGGCGCGCGAGTTCGGCCTCGCCATCGGCGTCTGCTTTTTTATCGAGGTCGACAACGAAGAACCCAGACGTCGGGCCGGTGGGGATGCCGACTGCGGCTTCGGGGTTATCCCTCCACCAGCGTTCGATGATGAACTTGCGGGTGGTGGCCGCGCGCAATCCATTACCCGTTAGGGGCGTCTTGGCGGCGCCGTCCGGGGAGTCGGACGCGCGAACGGGGAACACGGGGATGCCCTGTTGCGCGTAGGAGAGTGCGAGGTCGAGCATGCTAGGCGACACGGGCGGCCTCGCTGGTGTTGTTGTCGTTGGCGGGTTGGCGCAAGTGCGGCATCAGTCGGTCGATGCGCTTGCCGAGCCACACAAACATCGGGACTGCCCAAGAATTGCCAAGTGCCTTGTAGCGGGGGCCATCCGGGCAAAGTTCGGCTGGCTTATTGCGCTACGGGATGGCGGTGTAGTCGTCTGGAAATCCCTGCAACCGCTCGCACTCGACGGGGGTTAGGCGGCGGACTGCCGATGGGGTCATTACCGACTGGATTTGACCGCCTCCGGTTGGCGACTGTTTGGTGATCGTAAGGGCGCAGTCCTCATTGAACTTGGGAGTCTGCTCCGTGGTGAAGGCAATCGCCGGTGGCGCTCCGGCATTCGCGTGGGACTCGGTGTGGCCGCTCGCTCGCAGCGTCGGGCTGACGTCAACGGAGGCGTCGGCGCCGTAGTCTTTGGAGGAGAAGCATACCACCGACGCGCTCGGATCGGTGCCGGTCGTGAGCGGAGCGGCGCGGTCTCCCTCGCGGTAGACCGCGCCGTCGCCTGCAACTCGGTAGGCTTCTGCCACGATAGGAGTCCCCCTGCCCGTGCCGTCCTCGCTGGCATCCGCCCCCTCGGCCTTGAGGGTATGCGTCACCGCGCCGGTGACGCATACTGCTTGCGCAACCATCGTCGTGGTCTCGTAGTCCTGCGATGAACCCTCGCGCGTTGCGACGCAACGCGCGATCTCTGGGGCGTAGACTGCCGGCACATGCGACGTACTCACGGTCGGCGACGGGTCGCCGGCGGAACCAATGCCAGTGCCTGGAGCACCGCCGCTAGTGCCCTCTGGCCGGTTGTTGGTCATCGTAGCGCCACGGCTCGCCTGGCGCATGTCGATGGGGATAGGCATGGCGGCCTCAATCACCCCACCGTCTAGATCGAAGTCGGTTCCAAGTCCGCCACCGCCCTTAGTGCGAGCGCTAATTGTGGGGGCAACGTCTTTCCGCGCTTCTCTGCTCGGCGGAGTATACCCCGGCACGCCAAAGAGCTCAAAAAGAACCGCTGCGGGATCTGCCCCGTCTCCAAAATCTGCGACAAGGACGACACGACGGCGTCGCTGGGGAACTCCGAAAAATTCTGCGTTCTTGACAGCCCATGCGGCACGACCTTTCGGTCCAGAGACCATACCGTGACTGGGCCATCTGCGTCCGTCCGGAGGAGGAAGGGCGTCATCTGCGCCGACAAACGCCCCCAGGAGACATCCGAAGGCGTTGTCCTTGGTGTTGAGGACTCCTGGAACGTTTTCCCAGATGACGTTGCGGAGTCCATTTCCGGGCCGCCGTGCGGCTCGTCCTCCCACATCAGCATCTGCAGCGGATCCATTGTTGCGCGGCGGCGAGATGCCAGCGAGCTCATGTGCAAGCCTCACGAATTCGAGGGAAAGGTTACCGCGGGCATCGGCCAGCGAGTTGCGTAGGCCGGCGATGCTGAACGCCTGGCATGGCGTGCCGCCGCAAAGAATGTCCACGCGACCGAGTTGCGTGGTGTCGATCATGGTGAAGTCGCCGAGGTTCGGCACATCAGGGTAGTGGTGCGCCAGGACGGCGGACGGGAACTTCTCGATCTCGCTGACTGCGACGCACTGCCAGCCGAGAGGCCCCCAAGCTACGGAGGCGGCCTCGATGCCGGAGCAAACCGAGAGGAAGCGGATGGGGTCATTATCATTCGCTGCTTCGGTCAAAATGGTACTTCTCCCTCACGAACCTGCTTGCGTATGCTGCTGCCGAACTCCAAAATCACCGACGTCACGAACTCGGTGACCTGCTGCTCCGACCAGTCGGCAAGGTCGCTTCCGTTGCGCTCGATCAGCGGGCCGACGGCCTCGATCGCGGCCTGCACCGCATTGTCCTCGTAGACATCGAAGCGCATGGTGGCCTTGATCTGCTGGATGAGGGGCGCGCACTGCTGACAGATGTAATGGGGGTCGCCGTCACCATTCCATCCGAACCCTTCAAGTCCGATGCCGGTGGCGTGTCGGCCGCAGCAGAAACAGGTCGTGGGTTTGTGGAGCGGCGGGCCGTTGGTGGTGGGGGTATGGGTCACGCTGCTTGCTCCAGATTGTCGTTCGCCGCAACCACTTGCGTGGTGGCGGGCACGTGGTCCTTCCAGTCGAACCACTGGATTGCCGGCCGGCCCTCGTGCCGCTCATCCCAGACGAACCACGCGTGGCAGACGGCCGAGCCGGCTTTCGGCCCATCCCATCCATGGCGGTGCATCATGGGCAGGCGCCGACTGGAGACATGAACGCGCGCCAGCGACCCGTGCTCGAACCAGAACTGGCGCTTCCCTCCCTCGAGGAACGCCAGGCGCAGGAGCATAGCGACATAGCCGCACTCCATGAGCGCGCGGTCGACGAACTCCTTGGCGAGTTTGAACGGCGGGTTGGTGATGACGCCCTCGACGTTTGATGGATGTCGACCGTCGCGCACGAAGTCCAGGCCGCTCATGCTGTCGGGGCACCCGCGGTCCACGAGGTCGGTGGCCTCGACGTTCCACCCTGCTGCGCGCAGCGGCAGGACAATCGCGCCGTCGCCACATGCCGGCTCCCAGATCGTGCCGCGCGGCAACCACTTCGACTCAATGGCGAGCAGCGCATGCACCGCCTCCGGTGGGGTGGCATAGAAGTCGTCGCCGCGCTCGGCGTGCGTGTGCGTGCCGACGCCGGCCACCATCCTGCTACTCATCCTCGCTTCTCCATTCCTTCTTGCCTTCATGTGCCACCACGACCGGCTCAATCTTCTTCCCGCCGCGCGCGTCCAGCGACGCCAGCCATTTCTCGTCCAGCTTCCGCGCTGGTTTGTATGCGATCGCATAGTGCGCCTCGCAGTAGTGGCTACGCTTGCGCTTCTTCGCGCCGCAGAAGGCTCGTCCGTGGCCGTCGATCGGCCACTGGCATCCTGTGCCGTTGTAGGACGGCTTCTGCCCAGGCAACGGTTGCCACACCGCCGGGTCGACCGGATCGGCGGGCACTTCCGGTGGGCCGCCACGACGCACCACAACCACCTGTTCCGAGATCCCGCGCATGTTGTTGCGCCAGGCAAAGTGCCGCAGCGCGGCCGGTGTGATGCCGAGTTCCTTGGCAGTCTCAGACGTCAGTTTGCCGTTGTCGTTCGCGGCCTGGATGTGCTCGGCGCGCTGCTCGTTGGTCATCCCGTACCAGCCGGTCTTTGGGCGGTTGGCGACGCCGGGGATCTGATGGCGGTAACAAAATCCATGAAGCGCGTTTGGTGTGATGCTGAAGGCCGCGGCGATCTCGGCCTTGGTGTGGCCGGCGTCACGGAGGTCGGTGACGGCAACGATGCGCGCCGCCGTGGTGAGTTTGGGCCAGGGAGTCAACGCCCCGCCTCAATCAAATACGCACCGACGATGCGACGCACGAAGCCAACCGGCGTCTCGGTCGCTGACTGGCGCAGTGAGACCGTGGCGGCGACCATGGAGATGGCGCGCTCGTCGATGAATCGGCGGGGCGCCGCCGTAGTGGGCACGACTGCCGCCGGGGCGGCCGTTGCCTCCCCGCTCATTCTGCACCTGCCTGCTCGGCCTCGTCGGCGAGCATGGCAAGGTTTGTCGCCTTGTCGAGTTCTTCGCGGGCCGCTCGCGCATCGGTGGGCAGCAGTTCTCGCCACCTGGCGAGGTGCTGCTTGCCGCGAGCGCGGAGTTCTTCGGGTGTGGCGTGGTGGTGGGTGGTGTTCATTTCAGCGCATTCCTGTGGTGGTGGCGTTAGATGGCTACCTTGCCCTCGGTAACCTCGAAGCCGGGGATGACACGCAGGCCAGACCGGACGGCTTCTTCTGCCATCTGCTGCGCCAACGCCTCGAAGCGACTGGGGTCTCGGCCGTAGGCCCAGTCCATGGCCTGCTCGGCGTTCGTCATCCGGGCGCCCCACACCGTTCGCAGGCCGGTTCCAGTGGTGGCGCGCCTCTCCTGCCGGCTAGCGAAGCGGTCTGCTTCCTTGGCGAGAGCAAGTTGTTCTTCGGCGCGCTCGCGCTCATCGAGGTTGCCAGCCGACGCCCTGATTGCCGCCTCGGCTTCGGCGCGTAGCGCCTCTGCTTCCAATCTTGCGGCCTCTGCCTTTGCGGCGGCCTCGCGCTGTAACTTCGTGCGCCATGCGGCGAGCAGCGTACTGAGCGACTCCTTGCCGATCGCTACCTTGCCGCGCTTGGGCTGAACGTATGGGTTCCAGAGTTGCTGGACGGCAGCGGCGGCCTCGTCGTGCGGGCGCTTCTCTTCGACGCGCAAGGCGTCGGCTCGCTTGCCGGCATCGTGCAGACTGTCATAGAGTTTGGTCAACGCCTCGGCCGCCTCGGGGCTGTCGATGGCATTGCCATCTGCCCAGTGCCTGGCCTCATCATAGAGGTCGTCGATCTCCTGGCGGACCAAGAAGGCTTCGTCATCGATGGGCGGCCCGCCATTGTGCCCCGCGAATGCGTCGGGCGTGGGTGCGTCGGCGGGTGTGGTGTCTGCGGTGGTGGTCATAGCCCGAGCTCCAGTTCGTGGGATTCGCGGGTGTCGGAGAGTTCAGTTTCCAGCGAGTCGACCCTCTCGCGCAGCGCCTCGATCTCGGCGAAGGCGCAGTAGATCATCTTGTTGCCGGTGACATCCTGCCACCGCCCGCCATGCCGATAGACATGGCTCTCCGAGCGGGTCTGGACGTAGCGGTACTTCCCATCCTCGACTGACACGTCGAGCAGGACTTCATTCGGGTCTTGTGGCGTGGTGGTCATCGTATGCTCCTCGCATAAACACGCATAATTTTGGGCAAGTCAAAACGGAATTTCGTCCATTGCTGCCCAGTCTTCCTTGTTCATGTACGTGCGCAGTCCGCCGTCCCGCGGCAGCACCAGGTTCCCCTCGCGCTTCGGCGGAGGCACGTAGGACTCATCCTTGCTTTCGCCTGCCATGCTGTCGGTGACATTCCAGTAGCGCCCGTCCTTTTTCAGGACGACGTGGCTGGTGATCAGCAGTTCGCCGGCGCGATCGAGGAACTCGTCGACGGTCTTCGGGAACGGCGTCTTGCCGCCGTGCTTGGCCCACCAACGGTTGGCCTTGCTATTGGCGTAGCTGCCTTTCGGGTGCTCGCCGTGCTGGGGACAAACCCATTCACTCGCCCGTACGCGCTCGGTCTCGTACGTCACCTTGACCGACGGCACGCCGCCTGGCTTGTCGTGGTAGGCGAAGGTGCGGCCGATGACGGGTTCCCACAGCGGCTCGTCGGTGGAGAGGATTGGGGCGACGTCGGCAGTGGTCGTGAACTTCTTTTCTTCGCTCGGCGGGAACTGGTAGCCGCAGCACGGGCAGACCATGACGGAAATATGCACGAGTTCGTCGCACCCACCATCATCGCGCGGGCACTGCTTTATAGGAGGCTCTCCGTCACCATCTCCAGGTGCCTTTGGTCGGATGAGGTCGATTGGCCCAAACCGTCGAAGGTTCCCACCATGGTCGAGCACGAGGCAGTCCTTCTTGCCGGGGAAGTTGCGCGTGCCGCGACCGAGGATCTGCACAAAGAGACCGGGAGACTTGGTGGCGCGGATGACCGAGATCAGGTCCACGAACGGGAAGTTGGCGCCGGTGGTGATCATGTTCGCCGACGCGATTGACCATAACTTGCCTGCGCGAAAGTCCGACAGAATGCGACGCTGATCTGCCTCAGACGTGCGGCTGGTGAGTGACTCGCACGTGCGGCCCTGAAGCCGAACTTCGTCGCGAACGTGGTCGGAGTGATCCTGCCCAGAACAGAAGAAAAGCGCGGCGCGTCGATCTGCGCCCCACATGAGGGCCTCCCGAACTGCGGCCTCAGTGATCTCAGTCTTGTCCGCCGCGCGTGCCATCTGGCCTGGGACGAATTCTCCGCCGCGCGTGCCTACCCCCTTGAGGTCGATCGTGGTTTCGGTGTTCTTGTTGGACAGACGAGTCAGATACCCTCGATCGATTAGATCGGTGATGCTAATCTCGTAGACGATGTCGTCGAACAGCGCGCCGTCACCATCGGTGAGCATGCCGGAGTCCATGCGGTACGCAGTGGCCGTCGTCCCAACAATGCGACTGTCCGGGTTGGCTTTGCCGATGGCTGTAAAGAATTTCCCGTACTGGGTGTCCGCTTTGCGGCTGATGGCGTGGGCCTCGTCCACTATCACGAGATCGACCTGCCCGAGGGCGGCGACTTTGTTGGCCACGCTCTGGATGCCACAGAACAGCACCTGCGCATTGCGGTCGCGGCGATTGAGGCCGGCGGAGTAAATTCCCGCTGGAGCGAACGGCGAGAGTCCGACGAACTCCTTGAAGTTCTGCTCGACCAAGGTTTTGCTATGAGTCACATTTAAGATACGCATATCGGGGTAATCGGCCAGCAGTTCCTCGATGATCTTGGCAATTACAAGGGCCTTGCCGCCGCCAGTCGGAAGCACGATCAGGCCATTGCCGCCACCGCCCGCCCAGTAGGCGTAGAGGGCGTCGATCGAGGCCCGCTGATAATCCCTAAGCTGCAGCATTTAGACTCGTGTGGTGGCTGTGGTGGTCGGCTGGTTAGGCCGGTGGTGTGGTGTCGCATAAAGACGCATATGGTGAAAGCAGAATGCGCGACTTATGAACAATTTTCGTTACTGCACCAGGCGCACCTCGACGCCGGCCTTCTCTGCGCGTCGCACCATGTCGCGCGTTCCGGCTCCGCCAGGGAACGCGACGACAATGTCCGGCTTGCCCTCATCGAGCATCAGTTGGTTGCGGATGCCGCCGGCGCGCTTGCCGTAGGCGTCCCAGTCGGCGGGGTATGCCTCGCACTCCTGCCAGTTGGACACTGCCCATTGATCAGCCAACGCATCGGCGCCTCGTGCGGCTCCGTGGATGATGGTCAGCCGGTGCTCGCCAAGCGGGTATTGTCCACTGACGCACGCGATCTCATCGAGCACGTCGAACACCTTCTTGCCGTCCTCGTAGTCGCGGCCACCGCACACCAGAACTCTCATGCCGTTTCTCCTGTGGACGCCCCATCCGTCCACACCTCCCCCGTGGCGCGCAGCCTGTAAGTAATGGTTTCCGCCTCCTCGTCCGCATCTACCTGTTCGCCCGGCACCATGCCTGGCAAATACAGGTGCGCGCCGCACGCTGCCTTCTGTTCGTCGATCGACAGCGGCTTGCTGAAACGTGCGCATGACCAGTGGCCGTCGCCGGTCATCTCCGGGGTGGCGTGGATGCATGAGCGGCACGTCACCCGCGGCCATGCGCTGGCATGGCAGACCGCCTTGTGTTTGCAGAACATGCAGCCGAAGAACTCCGGATCCTCGCTGATGCGAGCCGGCGGCTCGTGAGCGGCGATGATGCGCTCGGCTCGGGCCAGCAGTCGCAGGCAGAACTCCATGTCGTACTCGACACGTTCGCTGTAGAGTGTCTCGTCGTTCTTGTTCGTCACGAGATAGAGCCCGCGATCGAGGCCGAACGCGTGCATGCCCATCTGCACCTGGACATAGTGCTTCGGTTGCGCCTCCTTGAGGCCCTTCTTGAGCAGGATGGCGAAGTTCTTGTCGTTCATCGACTTGAACTCGGCGAGGTGCTCTGTCGCCGGCGCCTCTGGCAGGCCGCGCAGCTTGGCGTCGCACTTGCCACGGACGTGGCCGAAGACGAGCCTGATGCGGTCCTGCTGGCCGAACACCTCGACGCCGATCGCCTCGAGGTCGTCTATCAGGCGTTGTTCTTCGATGTCGCCGCGGCGGAAGATGCGGACCTTGCGGCCGTCGACCCGCTCTGGCGCCGAAGCCCAGCGAAAACTGTACCACAAGGCGCGATCACACTCGGTGCCGAGTTCGCCGACGCTGATGCCGTAGCCGTCATAGGCTTCGTTGGAGTCCTCATACGCCTGATAGATCGCGCGGACAGTCGATGGCTGGATAGGCGGGATGGGGGCCATTAGCGGGCGCTGCCCGCTAGGAACACGAGGGCCAGGCCGATTGCGAACGGAGTGAGCACGAGTAGCCATGAGATGTCGACCATCACACCACCTCCCCACCAACTCCAGCCGACACGAATGCCACGAACTCCGGATTGTCGCGCCACACCTGCGACAGCACGTCTGCCAGGCACGTCACGGCACGCTCCTCCGCTTCCTTGGCGTCGAGGTGTGCCGCATCCCACGCCGCATGCAGCGTCTCGTGCAGCAGCGTGGCCGCGGCCCGCGCCCGACCGTAGTGCGTCGCCACGCGGATGATGCCGTGGTTCGAGTCGTAATCGCCGAAGCGCTCGTCGGCGTCCGACTGCTGCCAGCCGAGTTCGACGATGTGGATGTCTCTCCATCCGACGCGAATGCTGGTTGGTAGGTTCACAACACCCCCTCCGGAAACATCTCGATCGTCCGTTCGCACCGCTTCGGCTTCGGCTTGGGCAGCAGACCGATGGCAACATCGAGCGCCGACCTGATGTCCCCGGCCACCAGTCTGCCCAGCACGTCGGCGTCGCCGGTCTTCGCCCACAAGTGCAGTGTTTCGAGGACTTCTCTGGCTTCGTCGCGGTTCATGGTCACACCGCCACCCGGTACGAGCCCATGACGCCGACCCAGTTGTCGTTGCCTGGAACAGTCATCCGCGAGAAGCTCACCGCGTCCTTGATGGCGAGATCCACGACCTCACCCGGCGCCGCAGCGAGCATGTCGCTCAGTAACCCAGACTGGAACGCCAGCGACACCTCGGCGCCGTCGTACTCAGTGGGGACCTCGTCGACGGCGTCACGGCCGTCCTTGTCGGCAGCCTTTAGCGTCACCGCTCCGGTCGCCACATAGACACGCACCGGCTTGCCGGAGATGTCGGCAGTCACGATACTGACTCGACCAACTGCATCTGCGAACTCCGCCTTGTCGAGCCGCACCACCTTGTCGCAGCCTTGCGGGAGGCCGCGCTCGTACTGCAGGTACGGCTGCTCGATCAGTTTGGCCGTCAGCGCCGTGCCGTCGGCCGTCACGGAAATCATGGACTTGCCGACGCGCAGATCGACGGCACCCTTGGGCAGCATGCCGACGACGCGACCCGGCACGACGACGCCGGGCATGCCTGCCGCGTCTTCCGGCAGGTCGGTGTCGTGGATGGCCATGCGCGCACCGTCTGCGCCAACGGCGCGCAACTTGCCGTCGTGGGCGTGCAGGTAGACGCCCTCTAGGCACGGCCGCTGCGGGTCGCTGGCGGACGCTGCGAACGCCACGGGAGCGAACAGTGCCGCAAGGTCAGCGGTGAACGTGGCGTCGAACGTGGCGCCGGCTAGCGTCGGCATGCTCTTGCTGGGAACGGACGGCAGCTTGAACCGCGAGCGTCCGGCCTTGATGGTCAACGTTCCGGTGTCGGCGACGGAGCCCGGCTCCAACTCCAGCGACACGGTGTCGCCGGCCAGGCGCTTGACGATGTCGTATAGGTTGCGCGCCGGAACGCAGGCTGTCCCCTGTCCGTGGACAGTGGCCGGGACGGTAGCGGTGATCTCGATGTCGAGGTCGGTGCCGCGGGCGGTCAGCGCACCATCTGCCGCTGTCAGGACGACGTGGCTCAGGATGGGGATGTGATGACGGGTCTCGACAACCTTGGCGATCTGCGATAGGGCTTTCGACAGTTCTGCGCGTTGGACTTCTGCGTGCATGAGCTCGCTCCGTGGTGGAGTGTTGGGCCGCAAGGCCCGTGGTGGTTAGGACGGCGAGCCTCTGTGGTGGTGGCTCGCCGTCGCCGTTTCTGGCGGTGGTTTACTTCTTGGCACCCCATGGCCGCTTCGGCGCTTCACCGGCAGCAGGCGCCGCCTTCTGGCCGTTGTCGTTCGCGGCGGCCCGGTTGCCGTTGGCCGCGGCGGTCGGACGCGGTGCAGCCTTAGCCGCCGGCACCTGGCCCTCGTCGGGGAAGTAGAACTTCTTGATCTCGTTCTTGGCCGGGTACGTCGGCACGCCGTTGGCGTCCTTCTCCTTGCTCGGCTTGCCCATGCCGATCTTCGCGGTGAACGACTTGAACATCAGGTCGTCGGTGTCGCTCACCGGGTCACTGATGCCCATGGCGCGGCAGAGCGCCGCGAACTGCGACTGGCCGATGGTCTGCGCCTGTGCCGTGGGGTGCTCGAGGTTGAAGTAATCGAACACCTTGCGGCCCTTGTAGTCCTCCGGCTCGATCACCTGGTAGGTGACCTTGACGCCGACCTTGCGTGTCCTTGGGCTGTCAGGGTCGGTGATCTTGACGTCGGCGGTCTCGACCTCGAGCACGTAGTCGCCATCGGGCAGGTTCTCGAAATCGGCGCGCTGCTCGGTGTCGTGTTCGGTGGGGTTGAAGGAAGTGCCAAGACTGGCCATTGGGTATGCTCCTGGTGGTGTGGCGGTTAGGCGGCGATGGTGAGCGCGGAGGCGGGGAAGCCATGGCTGTTGTGGCCGGGGCGCGCCCCGTCGAGAACAACGTTGTAGTTGTCGGCGACGCCGGTGGTGATGCGGCCGGTGACGGTGCCGGAGATGGTGACCTTGGCGCCGACGGGGATGGCGGGCCTGGCCGCCCTGACCAGCGACCACTCCCCCAAGAAGACGCGGCGAGCCTCGCCGTCGGACGCGACGATTTTGCCGCTCGCATCCACCGTGTATTCGCGCCCAGCTGTGTAGAAGCGCCCGCCCCACGACTCGCATCGCACCACGTTGCCAGGCTTGGCGTCTTCGATGCTCCACGCTGCTGTTGCTTCCGCAACAGCAGCCGGTTCCGGTTCGACCCACTCGGCGACGAGGTCTTCGTGCGGTGAACGGCTGTCGTTCTGCACCAGACCCGCGTCGCTGTAGTAGCCGATATCGAAACTATAAGAGGTCCACGGGTAGCCATCGTCCCACCCACAGTTCTCCATCGGCCCCACCTTGCGACCGTCGCGCGTCCGGTAGAACTTGCCGGCCTCGATGGTGAGGGGCGCAGGCGCGATGTCATCCTCGCCGACCCAGTAGCCGAAGCCATCATCGACGCGCCTTCCGCAGGTGTGCGCCCAGTCGAGTTTCTTGTCGAACTTGATCGCGATGCCGAGCTTACCATCGCCTACAGAGGCGATGGTCGCAGGCGCGTCGGTGAAGTTGCCGGCGACCTCGCGCACCATGACGACACGGTCGCCGACCTTCGGCCGCCACGCCTTGGTGGCGCGCGCGGCGGGCAGCAGTTCCATACCCTCGGTGGTGAGCCACCAGCCGCTTCCCGGTGTGATTTTGGCCCCAGACGAAAGTCCGTCATGTCCGTCGCGCCAGGCGTCGAACTCAACGAGGGCCGTGTCGCCGTCGACGCAGCGTACAGTCCCGACCTCACCTTTGGGCGCGCCCTCTGTGGCCCGCACCCTGTCGCCGACCTTCGGTGTATAGGTGGGCTTGTCCTCCGCGGGGGCATCGCCGTCGTCGATCACATACAGGTCGCTCTTGAACTGCCACAGTTCCGCACCCTCTTGGGCGAGCGGCCCCAAGCCGTTGTACTTGACCAGCCGCTCGCCCTTCCGCTTGTCGACGATCACGCCTTCGTCGCCATCCTGATCGCGCACTCGTGCGCCAATTCCGTATTTGCCGCCCATAGCGGTTTCTCCTCGTGGTGGTGGTGGTGGTGGGTTAGTCGCCGACGCCCGTGGGCGCCGGAAAGTGCTTGCTGAGCTCGGCGTAGCCGGCGCCCTTTTTGAAGACGATCGAGGCCGGCATCGAGTACCTGTTACCCGCGATGAAGCCGGCGCGCTCCTCGAGGTGGACCTGGCGCTCGGCGCCGCCCTCCGCGTGAGTTACCTTCTTGTTGAAGCCGACCTCCTTCTCCTTGAGTGAGACGCGGTAGTTCATGAAGCCGATGATGTCGGCCTTCTCCTGCGCGAGCGCCGCGGCACGCTTCTGGAGCTTGATGCCGTATCGCGAGTACGGGTCGCTGGTCGGCGAGTCGAAGCGCATGATCTCCGGATGGGCGATCAGCACCACGGCAAGCCCGGCGGACTTCATGGCAGAGACAGCTTGGAAGAACTCGTTCCACTCGGCGTCTGCGGCAAGGTAGCCCTTGCCAAATCCGGGCTCCTCGATATTCGCCCAGCCGTTGCGCCGGCAGGCCGCCGCCCACACCAGCGGCTCGAGGCCGTCGAGGCTGTCGACGATCACGGTCTTGCGGTCGTGGTCGGTGGTCAGCAGGTCGCCGAAGACGTTGAGCAGATCGTCGAATGACTCAACGGTGCCGGGGGTGGCGAGTTCGACGTCCTCCGGTGTGCGCTCCCCATCAGTGGGCAGGTAGATGGGGTCCGGAAACTCCGCGGCCAGAGACGTCTTGCCGACCTTGCCGACGCCATAGAGCAGGACGACGGGCGGATTGCTCGACTTGCTCGAGCGCAGCGATGAAAGCGAAAGGGCCATCAGAGATACCCCAGGACCGCGCCGACGGGGGCGGCGAGGACGCCGACCACGCGGATGATGAAGAACGCCGTAATCGGTTCTGCTGCGGCGCCGAAAATCTTGACGATGTTCAGAATCCAGCCGAGCCCTGCGGCGATCCACAGCAGGATGAGCGCGATGGCGAGGAAGCCGCCGACGTTGCTGTCGGACGTTGTACGATATGACATTGGTAGTGTCTCCTTAGTGGTGGTAATCAGATGATGGTGGGTAGCCTAGTTGACGGTGCCCGCAATATCGATCGCCGACCCGTAGACCCACTGCTGCGTCAGGACGCCAACGTCGTTGACGTACTCGACGAGATACTGCTGATCCTTGTGGACGTATTCGGTGCGCCCGATCACCTGGCCAGACGCGCCCGACCACAGCAGTGTAACAACATCTCCCAGGTCGAACTCCCACGCTGCACCGTCGTCGACGGGAGCCCCGGCTTCCTGCATCATTTTCCAGCCTCACAATGTGAATCAGTGCGAATATCAAGACGCATTTATTCGCATATGCCAACCATAAAGGCGCATCTGCATTGACTTATGAACAAAAAAATGCGTATTGGGCAATTGGGCGTCAACGAGGACCAACGAAAAATGAGAAAAATCTCATCCAAGATCAAAGACTTGAGGTCCATCCTTGGTATGGACCAAACCGCATTCGGGAAGCTGATAGGGGACGTCGACCAGTCCACAGTCTCCCGGTGGGAGCGGAATGTGCAGAAACCAGGCGCCGGGCACATCATCCGGATGGCGGAATTAGCCGGGGTATCGCCGCAGCAGTTTCTTGGCATTGCGGCCCCCGGCGGGTCTGCTGCGGATCGCCGGGTTCGTGTGATCGGATCGCTGCAGGCCGGCGATTGGCGCGAGGCGTTGGAGTGGCCTACGGAAGAGCAGTACGAGGTGCCCGCGCCGCTGCCGCAGGATTTGCAGGACCGCGAACTGATCGGGTTTGAGATCCACGGCCCGAGCATGAATCAGGTTTACCCAGACGGCTCTGTCGTCTACGTCGAGCCGCTGTTCAGCCTTGGGCGCGAGCCCAAGAGCGGCGAGCGCGTAGCCGTACAACGAGTGTCGGCCGACGGGACGTACGAAGCCACCTGCAAGGAATACGTTGTGGGGCCTGATGGCCATGCGTGGCTGTGGCCGAGGTCGAATGACCCTCAACATCAAACACCGATTCCGTTTGTCGACGGTCGGCGCAGGACCCGCGAGGTGTTGATCATAGGTGTGGTCAGGGCCGCGCTTATCGTGGAAAATCCAAACACATAATCACGGGATGGCGCATATTTGCGCCATCCTTGTTGACGTTTTTATGCGAATGCGTCTATAGTGACATAATTCGAGTCACACAGAGGGCGGAAAAATGCGCGGCGCACCACCACAGACGGCCTGCAACCAACTGGATGGGATGGTGCCGGAGTAAGCGCGGTGAACGCGCTTCGCGTCATAGACGCGGTGGCAGAGGAGACGCGCATCCCGGCAAGGGAAATTCTAGGGAAAAGCAGGCTGCGGCCGATTGTGATGGCCAGGAGGAAAGCGATGCGAAAACTGTATGTCGAACATGGACGCAAGACGCCGGAACTGGCGGAATTATTCGACTGTCTCGCCACCAGTGTGCGCCACCATCTGATTGCCGCCGGCGTCGAGCTTGGCGCCGCCACCCGCCCCATGAAGCGAAAGGAAGACGCATGACCACTGACCCCAAATCCATCCGCCCGGCCCGTGGGTTGTGGGCGGCGGTGCGACCGGCGAACCGGGGTGGGCACTACATCGACCACCGCACCCTCTCCTACACCGCCCGTGACGCCCGCAACTACGCGGCCGAGTACATCCCCGGCGGCTGGCCATACCTCCGCAAGCGCGGCTGGCGGATCGCCCATGTTGACGTGATCCCGAGCGAGGAGAAGGCCGGTGACTGACAAGCGCGAACTGCTCGAAAGGGTGAAGGCGGCCCACGGGCCGGATCGGGAGTTGGACTGGCGCATCGCTGAGCATTTCGCCATCCCCGAGACGTGGAAGCACTCGTCCCTTTGGCCGCCGTTCATGGAAGGGTCGAAGTTCGATCTCTCAATCCCGGTATTTACCGGCTCCATCGACGCCGCTTGCGCCTTCGCTGAGAAGCTCCTGCCGGGCGAATGGCTCGGGATCATGGCGCGCGCAATCGAAGACGTTAAGCAACGCGCGACCCGCTCGTTCGAGTTTGACCTAGCGGCCCTCCCCCTCGCCATCATCGCCGCCACCCTCACAGCCCACACCCAGGAGACGACCAATGACTGAGACACTGACAGTGGAGCGGATCGAGGAGATCGAGCGCGGCCTCGAAGGCGTGACGCCGGGGCCGTGGGAGTTCGTGCCTGCTGGGAATAGACCTGTGGTGCAGAAGGCTGGCGCGTTTCCACACGGGTTCATCTGCAACATTGAGAGCCAACACTTCATCGAAGACGCCGCTCACATCGCCCGCCTCGACCCTGCCACCATTCGCGCCCTTTGCACCCTCGCCCGCACGGCTCTTGCCGCAAGGGAGGGGGTACAGGTCAAGCCGCTGGAGTGGGGAAAGACCAGTTACGGCGCACCAGAAGTGCACACCGTCGTGGGGATTTACCGTATCAACGAAGCCATCAACGGTGGTTGGGCGGCTGTCGCAAGGGGCGGCGTACTTCGGGGCGGCGACGGAAGAACGAATTTCGCCACCCTCGATTCCGCCAAAGCCGCCGCGCAGGCCGACTACGACTCTTGCATCCGCTCCGCGCTGACCCCCGCCCCCGCAATGGAGGGGGAGGCGGTGGCGTGGCAGATGAGGCCGCCGCTTGAAGATGGCCGTCCTAGCTGGCCATGGAACCGCTGGCGGGAATGCACAGAGGCGCTGGCGGCTGACATGCGGCAACGGGGCTGGTCTGTACGCCCCCTCTACGCCCACCCTGCCCCCGACCGTGATGCGGTGGAGGCGCTGGAGAAGCTGGAAAAGGCGCGTGACCTGTTCGGCGATATACGCGGCGACTTCTCCGACCCGCGCAGCGAGTGCCGCGAAGGCATGGAGTTGATCGCCGCCGCCCTCCGCACCCTCAAGGGAGAACAGAATGACTGACCAGCAGATCAAGCACATGGTCGACCGCTTCCTAACATGGAGGCTGCCAGCCGATTTCGACCCGGACGGCGGCATCAGCTTCGAGCCCACCTACAAGGGCATCAACAACATCCCCATCAAACGCGAGCCGGTCGGGACCAACCTGCTGACCGCAGCACAGGCCGAGGCGATGGTCCGCCATATGCTCGACGGGCTTCCGACCGCCGCTCCCCAGCCTGCCCCTGTGGTGGGGGAGGTCGAGGCAGCGGTGCTGGCGGAACGGGAGCGCATCGCATCCGCGCTCGACGCTGAGGCTGAGACAACGCCTGACCCCGAGGATGCAAAGGTCGTGCGCGACTGCGCGCTGCTGGTCCGGGCCGACTTCTCCTACGATGGGGCCGAATCCCTCGCCGCCGCTCTCGCTGGGGAGGGGAAGTAGATGGGCGAACCAATCACCCTGCGGTGCTCGCACTGCGGCAACACCCAGCAATATGACCGCTCCGTTGACCCAGACCTACCGCCGGAGGTCGCCGTGATCGTCACCAACGAGTGCGACAAATGCGAGGCAGCAAACGGCGGCTTCGGAGAAGAGCACTGGTACGACGTAGAAGGCAAGGAGGTTGTTCCATGACCCACGACAAGGCACTAGAGGCGGCGGCGCGAGCGCTGTGTGACCCGGACAAGTGCGTTGCGGCGAATGAGCCGGATCGCGGCCGATGCACTGCGGAAAACTGCAACAGCGTCATCGCCGCCCAAAAGGCCATCACCGCCTATCTCTCCGCCATATCCGGGGAGCACGGGGATCTGGTGAAGCGGCTGCGTGGACATAGCTGCGGTTGCGGTGGAGCATGTGGGCAACAAACGCCCGCCTTCATATCCGAAGCCGCCGCCGCCCTCTCCGCAGCAGATGCAGAGATAGAGAGGCTGCGGTTTCAGCTAGAGATAGAATCTGACGCTGCGAATAATTACTGCGAAGTGTGCGGAAGTTGCGGTTCTGAAGGTTGCGGGTGTGAGAGCAAATGCAAATTTGCCTTGTCTCATCCCGACGCCATCAAGGTGGTTGACGACCTGACCTCCCGCGCCGAAGCCGCCGAGGCCAAGGTGGCGGACCTACTAGGGGCGATTGGGCCGTTCGCGAACATGCTTCCTGACAGCCAAGAGCCGAAGGATGCGTTGCAGCGAAAACTGCAAGAGTGGTGCCACCGCGCCCGCGCCGCCGCTATCCGGGCAAGGGAGGAGTAGATGAAGCTGACGAAAGAGGGAACATCGTTTGCTGATGTGATCCGGGCAGCTATCCCGGATGCCGACACAGATGTTTGCGAGCACGTCCTATGGGGACGCACGCCGTATCCATTTGGACGTGTTTCAGCGAGGTCGCTGTTTAAGGCCGCTTCCGGTTGGCGTCGTGCCTGCGACAAGAAACAGGTGCTCTGCGATCATTGCGACAACCTCGCAGTGCCGGGAGAATTCGCGTGTCGGCGATGCGCGGATGCTCTCTGCGCCGCTCTCACCAAGGTGAAGCCATGAGCGGGGAGAGGTACTTTGGTCCGTTCCATGGTGTCTATTGGGAGCTACGGCGGGTGTGGTTCTGGCAAGCGCGCGATCTGGAATTGCAGGGCTGGGTCGTACCGTTCGGACACCCCCTCAAGGTCAGGACGCCAATTCTCCGTCCGATGCCGGAAGGGTTCAAGCCATGACCCGCCAAGGCCGCTTCTTCGCCATTGGCTTTGCCATCATCCTCGCCCTCACCATTGGCGAGGCTGTGCTGGATCTGTTCGGATGGGGGATGGTGGGGTGAGTGCACACGAAAGCAAGGAACTGCTGGCGCTCATCAGCCGCGCCAGAGAGATCGCCGAGACCGTTGGACCGCTCCGGAAGGGAGGCGGCATGAACCATGCAAATGATAACTACCCACCCGTCCTCACGCGCTCTCAGGCGGCCGCCATGTGCCAACTGACTCCAGCCGGCTTTGATGTGTGGGTCAGGAAGCGTATCGTGCCGGCGGCGATAGAGGGCACCCGCCGGTGGAGCCGCGACGCAATACTGCGAGCCCTGTCCGGCGCCGACGCCATCGGCGTAGATGCGGCGCTGTCGCCGTTCGAGCAGTGGGAAGCAGAGAATGCACGCACGGCTTAAAGGGATCCACACCGTCAAGCGCCAGGTCGCCGACGGCACGGTCAAGGTCCACTACTATCACCGTGCGAGCGGAACAGCGCTGCAAGGCAAGCCTGGGTCTGCCGCGTTCGTCGCGTCACTCGCTGCCGCAGAGGCGGCGATGAAGTCGCGCGACGACGGCACACTGTCCGGGCTCATCCGCGCATTTGAAAAGACAACGAAGTGGCGCAAGCTCGCCGAGAGCACCAAGATCGAGTACCGCAGGATATTCAAATTCTGGGACGGCAAGTTCGGCACCGTGCCGCTTCGCGCGCTAGCCGACAAGACATTCCGCAAGCGCGTGCTCGAGTGGCACGACGACTTCTCTGCAGACAAGCCACGCGAGGCCGACAACCGCGTGACGATCCTAGCACGTGTGTTGTCGTGGGCGGCGAGCGACGGCGACCTCGAGACCAACGTGCTGGACTCGTTCGACCGCGCCTACGCTGGCGACAGGTCCGACATGATCTGGTTTCCGGAACACGTCGAGGCGTTCATGTCGGCGGCCGAGCCGGAGATGCAGTTGGCGATGGTGCTTGCCCTCCACACCGGGCAGCGCCAAGCCGACATCCGCAAACTGGCGTGGACGCAGTATGACGGCGCCACCATCGGGCTACGGCAGGGCAAGACTGGGCGCGACGTGCGAGTGCCATGCACCGCTGCGCTCAAGGCAACGTTGGATGCGGCGCCCCGCCGCGGCCTGCTGATCCTTCTGACCAAGACTGGCAAGGCGTTCCAGAAGCGGTACTTCGCCGAGCGGTGGGACGCTATCTACACCAAAGCAAAATTGCCAGGCGTAGCCAACGACGAGGCTGGTATCGCCGCCGATCCATCGAAGCGGCTTCACTTCCACGACATCCGCGGCACCACGGTCACCATGCTGTTCGAGGCCGGCTGCACGGTCGCCGAGGTGGCATCGATCACCGGGCACAGCCTACGGCGAGCTCAGGAGATTCTTGACAAGTATCTGTCACGCACGAGCGGTATGGCCAAGAGCGCGATCGCGAAGTTTGAAGCCGGCATGGCGGGGAGGGAATGATGGCGAGGGTGGATGACCTGTCGGACGCCAAGGCGTTCCTATGCGCGGTTGGGTGCTCGCCGGCCGTTGACTGGCAGGTAAGACTACTCGTTGAGGCGGCCAAGATGCGTGAACCTTCCGGCAACAAACTCTGTAAACGCCCTGTAAACGGTCCCCACACCGTCTCCTACGCGCCCTAA